TCTACTCCTGGCGAATATTTTTCTTATAGTCAATTAGAAGAATTGACCGGCATAAAAATGGATAATAAGGGCAAGACTTATTTAAGAACTGCCCTTAAAAGATGCAAAATATTGAAAGAAACGATAAGAGGGAAAGGAGTAAAAACTTTGTGCATTGATAATGCCGCACCCATAGTTATTGAGAGTGTTCAAAAAGTTGGAAGAGGAATTAAAAGAGCTAAAAAGATAACAGACAGTGTTATAAAAAGTAATATTTATCCATCGCTGCCGGAAGTTGAACAGAAATCAATGAATCTTATTGCAGCCGGATTAGGAACTACCCTCGCATTTACGGCTCAATGGAAAAAAATATTTGAAATAGAACGGCCAATAATAGGACAAATAAGTAATTGATGTTCGATAAGATGCGATTAGATGTGATCGGATTTGATGAGATGCGATCTGATATGATAAGATTTTTAGCCCCTTAATTGGGGCTTTTTGTTATCTTTAATACATGAAAAAGATCATCGAAACTTGGCGGATATTGCTTTGATTCGCGCAATGAGAAAAAAATAATCCAATTTATTCGTAAAAATACTATTGCATATTTTTTATAAAAGACTTATTTTAGATTTATGATTATAATACTTTGGATCATTTTCAGCATCTGCATCGGTTATGACTCTAGGCGACGTCAATGTGGTTTTTGGGGTGGTTTTGGTATTTCTATGTTGCTTTCACCTATTGTTGGATTTGTAATAACCCAATTTAGTAAAACAGTTAAATGAAGCCCGCGTACTTGAAATAAAAAAGTCCCACTCTCGTATAACTTTGGCGCCAAAAATAATTTCTCTATAACTAACTAGCTTTTCGTTGCGCCCTCATCTTCTTGAAATAATCTGGTTTATAGCCAAATTTCTTTATAATAGCCTCTTCAAGAATTTTTCTAATCATATATTGGGCTGACCGGTCTTCCTCATTAGCCCACGTTCTCAGCGTGGGTGTAAGCTCATTTAATCTAACCGGAATGGGTTTAAATTTATTCAAACTCATGGGAATACAAAAGTAGTATATAGCATACAATAATACTACAAAAACTTTCAACCTGTTTATTTTTATACCTGTAGTTTCAGAAAATTCTGAAATTTTAATAAGTAAACAAGCTCTTAGAAATATGAAAGAAAAGATTATTGCGGCTATAAAAGCCAAATTTCCGGCTATTAACTTATCAAAAAAGAGGCTCAATGAAATTGCAGCCTTTATTGAAAAAAAGGTAATAGACGATGAGACAAAAGTAGACGCTGCACTGGACAGCTACAACGACTTCAACCCTATTGCGGATATTGCAAAGCAGGACGACACAATAAGGAACCTCGAAGCAAAACTAAAAGCTGCACAGCCCCCCAAAAAAGAAGAAGTAAAAGAAGATCCGCCAATTGAAGTGACGGACGATACCCCCGCATGGGCAAAGGCGCTCATTGAGCAAAACAAGAAGCTTAATGAAGGACTTACCGCGTTACAGGGGGAAAAGATAAAAACAACTATCCATGGCAAGATCACGGATAAGTTGAATGAAAAGGGTAAAGAAGTCCCTGCTTCATTTTGGGGTAAAAGAATCATTCCAGATAAGGAGGAAGAAATTGAAGCCTTTGTAACAGAGGTTCAGACCGATTGGTCTGGCCTGGTAAAAGAAAGCACAGAAAAAGGGTTATCGATGCTTTCGGCGCCAAAGAGCAGCGCCGCCCCGCCGGTTGATTCAAAAGTAGTAAGCCCTGAAATAAAGGCTTTTGTGGAAAAACAGGCGGCAATGAACAAAAACGGAGCAGAAGTAAATAATTCATTAAAATAAAATTTTTAAGTTATGCCAATTGGAATCACGCGATCTTTAGGAGCTTCCGGAATACCGGTTTGGCAAGGCACGTCAAAAGATATTCAGCTCGCACAGGGCGGGTTCAAGTTAACGGCGACAGGTTATCCGGATGATACGGTAATTCCAGCCGGCACCCCACTGGTTATTAATGAATCGACCAGGGTGGCAACCTTTTTAGACACAGCTATCGCACAGCAAAATGAATCTGGCGCTGCTGTTACATATCACGTATTAAAAGGAAGTACTATCAAGATTGGTGATTACCTCTCAAAGGGTGCTATTGGCGGCCCAGCTTATGCCATAACCGCCATTGATACAACAACAAGCACACTTTGGGATCTACTAACAGTAGGTACCACAATTGGAGCCGTTACAGCAGGCGATACCCTTTGGGCTTCAACAGCCACAGGCGCTACCGCAGGAGCATTACCTTCTGACAACGCACTTCTTTATTGTGACGTAGTGATAAAAACCGGTTTTGTGCTCAGCGTTAGTGCGGTTATTAAAGGCACCGTTTATGCCCGCCGGGTTCCTTATACGACTTCGATTGAAGCGCAATTTGATGACATTATTTACTCCCAGTCGAAGTAATTTTTAATAATTCAAACTCATTAAAATGGCAATAGTTCCGAGTTACTTTTCAAACCTTGCGCAGAGCCAAAACTTACAGTTCCTTTTGGATCAGTCGCAGAATCTCCTTACAGGATCGTCGATCTGGCGTAATTGGCTAAACGAGGGTCTTCCGCAGATGTCGATAAATTTCGATTCTGCAATCGGAAGAGAAAGAATAGCTGCCGCGGCCTCCATTGTGGATGTTGATTCTCCTGCGCCTTTAAGGAGCCGGAATAAACTGGAACTTTACAAAGGAAAAATACCGGCTATTAAAGAAAAGTTTAGAATGAACCAAGATGATATGAGATCTATCGAAGTTCTCAGATTACTTCCTATTTCCGGCAACTCAAGTAATGAGGCTCTCATTGCGTTTTTAATGAAAGACTTGCAGGAAGCGGCCGTATCCGGGGACAAGAGAGTAGATATTATGCTACTTCAGGCCTTGTCCACCCTTCAAATTGACATCAATACAACTAACAATCCTGATGGCGCCGCCTATGGAACTATTGACCTTTTATCGCAATCATATCAATTGCAGGGTGTGCCAATTGTATGGACAACTATTGCGACTGCCACCCCCATAGATGATATTGAAGCCTTTTTACAGGCAATGTGGAACATAAGGGGAAGGCAGTTTGGCAAAATTCTCATGTCTTATGAACTGTGGGTTACGTTCAAGAAAACGACCCAAGTAAAAAACTTTTTAGCTAGTTTTTATAATACAGGAAAGGGCAACAGCGCCTTCGCGGTAACCCTTGCGAATGTGAATGAAGCATTTACCGCAAACCTGTGGCCTCAGATTGAGATCATGAATTATACGGCAAATATTGAAGTTGACGGGAAACCGACGTTCATTAAGCCGTTTAATTCTAATAACGTCGTATTCGTTCCGGCCGGTAAGATTGGTACACTGTTCAACGCTATTTCAATGAGTTCAGTTCATCCGGCTGGTGGGAAGACTTATGCGAATTTCGGCCCTACACTGGTTTCAAAATGGGGTGAAGATGATCCCCTGGTTGAATATACCGGGATGGAAATGAACGCTTTCCCGGGCCTCAGTATTGATGGCATATTTATTTTGAAAACAGATACAGTCTTTGCAGGACCGTTTGTATGACGAATAAGGAAAGATTTATTTCACTACTTGGTTTCGCTCCTTCTTTTGACTCTGTTGAAGGAGCGCTGATAGATGCGGGAATTTTGGGGACATCTCCTTACGATGGGACGAATGTTATAGCTCTTAAAAAGGCTGCAATTGAACTTTTACAATCGCTGTTAACAACGGCTGATGTAAGTGATGGCAACGCAGCGGCTGGGTTTGTTCATTCTGTAAAATATGACCGCGTGGCGATACTTGCCCGTATAAAACTTTTGAAAGGAGAGCTTGGAGTTACAGATGAGAGCCTGCCGACAATAAACACGAAAGCAGTATGGTAACATGGGACCATATTTACCGGACATAATGGAACAAGTGGTGGGAAGGGTTAATAATACCTTTTCGACAAGATTAACCGATCCTTTTGAAGTGTTCTTTGATAAAGGAATTTATTCGCAGGTAGCAAAAAAGGTTTATTCTGAGGAAGGCGCAAACACGCCGCTTATTTGGCTCATAATGAACTACTCTGAGGATATGGGTGATTTCCGGTATTTCTCAGACGTTACATGCGACATGAGCATATCTGCAACAACTGAGGCTAGCTATACTCAACAACAAAGGGATGATCTGATTTTTAAACCCAGGCTTCTTCTTATATATGATGAGTTCATGAAGCAAATTAAAGCGGGTGGAGATTTTCTAATAATGGGAGATGTGAGACATACAAGGATAATAAGGCCTTATTGGGGTGGTGGATTAGTAGGAGGGCCGGATACTAAAAATCTTTTTGATCAGCTTTATGTGGACGAGATTTATATTAAAGGCTTGAGATTAAAAGTAAAACGACAGTCAATTTGTGTGGGGCAATTAATAACTTCTTAACTAATAAAATATGGCACTTTCACTTTGTTCATCTTCTGTATCAAATACTGGCGAACTGGCCTGTGATAAGTCGCGTGGTGTTCTTAAAAAACTTTTAATTTTTAACGGCTTAATCGGCACCTCTGATTACGCCACAGAAACGGCCCTATTTAATAAGCTAGTGGCTAATTCTGATCTATCAAAGTCAGATGGGAACAAAGTTTTCCCCATAAAAGAAGCACAGGACGTTGCCGATTCTTCTGAAGCTAATACTGAAGGAACTTTGGGCCTTGGTTTCAAAGCCATCCTGAGAGAAGGCCGCCCAGCATATACGGTAAAAATATTTGCCGGTGCTGATCTTTTGAAGAGACTGAGGACGTTCAATAACCAAACGGTAAGAATTTTTGAATGGGATGCCAATGGTACTATATGGGGGACAAAGGCGGGAACAAACTTCAAGGGATTCCAGGCTAAATTTTTCTTTGTAGGTAATAAGCTTGCTACCGGCACTAATGTTGAAGAAGGTATTGTTACGTTCACACTTTCTATTCTTTCGACTTCTGAATATTTCGATAATGCCTACTGGGCAGCTATGTCAGCGTTCAACGTTGAAGATATCGATGGCCTGATTGATGTTCCGCTGGCCTTTGTTTCCGGAGTCACAAACGTGCATCAGATTAGTATGAAGATTGCCGGATCAAATCTGATAACTCCATATAATATTTGGGATGATTATGGAAGTGCTGTTGCGGCTTTGGTGGCCAATTTTTCAGCTAAGTCAGGTGCTGGCGTGCCAACGGTATCACTAGCCATAACATCGATAACGGCGAATGCAACAAATAAAACCCTTGAAGTTACTTATAACAGTGCTGCATATACATCAGCTACAGGTAATATCATGTTAATACCTCCGACGCCGGCGCAGCTTGATGCAGGTACGGTAACCAATGTGGAACTTATCTCCGTAACTTATATTAAAGTATAATCATGTTTATACCATTTGAAGCTGATCGTGGAACGGTATGGTTTAATAAAGAATGGGTGGCATCGGTGACCTTAAAAGAATTTATTGCTCATGAAAAACATCACGGGATACCAGATGACAAAATGAAAGAAATCTGGAACTTGTGTAAACAAGAAGAAAAACCTTCTGAGAAGTCAGAATAAAATCGGTTAGCAAATAAATATTATCCAGGCGGTGAACCAAAAAAGTCGCCGCCTTTTTTATAAAATGACAATACTCGGATTAAAAAGAAAATTTGATTCCCTTGACACTAATAGAGTCATTGAGGAAGTCATTTCTGATTCGACGAGTATTCTTGCCGATTTAAATACAGAACAAATTAACAGCGGAATTCGTGCCGATGGCAGTTTGATGCCAGACTATTCTTTGAGGTCCGTGATCCAGTATGGCAAACAACCGGGGCCAATAAGATTAAGGGATACGGGTGCTTGGCAATCGGGGTTATATGCCAGGGTAATAGGCGACAGAATACAATTTGCTTCCACGGATTCAAAAGATGCAATGCTTGTTGAAAGATATGGGCCCGAGATAGAAGGACTAAGCGAAAAGTTTAAAAATGAAGCCATGATAGAAAAGATAAGGCCTGAATTCCGGAATAAGATTCTAAATGCGGTTGGACTTTTAATGAAATGATATGAATGGCTGCATGACTTGTGGATTAAGCGTCCCGGGAAGAGACGATAAAGAACTGAATGAAAAAATAGTCAAAGCAAAACTTTATGCGCAGGAAAACAAAATTGCAGTTGCTGTTTGCAAAGAAGGAACGGAGTTCAGTTTCTACAGCGCAGAATATGCCATCTCCAATGGCTATAATATTGTCACAGTGGTATCGCAATATCAATGATCTGCCGTTAAATAAGTTCATAGATTGCTTCATTGATGATAATCTTCACGCTTTGGTAATTTCTGGAAATCCGACAATAGAACAACTTCACGAATCCTGGCAAGAAATAAGAATTCAATATGCTGATGCTATTAAGGATCACGATTATGTCGCTTTTGCAAGACTTAGCGCAGACATTTTGAGACTTGAAATTTTTCAAGATCAGGTTAAAATGTTAGTGGAGCAATTAAGGGACAGATATGTAGTTCAATTTCATGATGCATTAAATAAGCTTATGAATTACAAGTTTGTTTTTGATGTCATGAGGCCGGGTGAATACGACAAGGAATTACAGAAGGCTATTAATAGAAGCAAAGGGCAGCTGATTGATCTGAATTTAAAAAGGATGACCCTTGAATCCATGCTTAAGAAGATGGCTGAAAAGGGCGAATTACAACCCACACGCGAATATTTCCAAAGCGTTTTAATTACTCTTAGCGATCATGCTGAGTATAAACTAAGGGCCGATGACATGACTGTCTTTGAATATTGCGAAAGGATTAGGCGGTTAAACGTTTACATCGAAAGTATTAAAAAGAAATAATGGCAAACGAGGAAAGAATATCGGAATATATTGACCGTACTGGGGTGCAGCAGGATACGGAGTTTATGCTTAAAAACTTGAATGAGATTATCACCGCATACAATAAATTATCTTCTCTTCGGGTTGGACTTAATGGCATTAATGAGATGGGCAAAGTAGCGTCAACGACACAACAAGTATCTTCCTCTCTCGATGTTTACGAAAAGGCTGTTCAGCGAGTAACAGAACGTACTGCACAATTAAATGGCCAAAACAAAGAGTTTACGCAAACCTTACTCAATGATGCAAAAGCTGCAAAGGAATCCGCTGCCGCAAAACTCAACGAAGCCAAAGCAATTACTGAAACTGAGTCAGCTAAATTAAACGAAGCGAAGGCTTCAAAAGAAACGTCAGCCGCAAAACTCAATGAGATAAAAGCTGAGAAAGAATTATCCCAGGCAAAGCTTAATGAGGCGAAAATAATTACCGAGACTGCCAAAGCTAAAAAAATAGAATCAGATGCTGCCGCAAAAGTTACGGCGGCTGAAGAAAAGCAAGCAAAGAAAGCTGCTGAACTAAACGAGCCGTATAAACAGCTAGTAATAAGGTTTAATGCCGCCGCGAGGGAGGCAAAGAACCTTGCAGCACAATATGGCGCCCTTGATCCAAGGGCACAAGCCGCAGCAAAATCAGCACTCGCATTAAATAATCAACTAAAGACTATTGATGCTTCAGTAGGCCAACATCAGCGAGATGTAGGTAATTATGGCAAAGCATGGGATGGCGTCAGGGGTAAAATAAAAGAAGTAGGAAATATTATTCTAGGATTCGTTGGCATAACTGCAGGGATTAGATTTTTTGAAAGTTCTATCGACCAATTCTTGGAACTTGATAAGGCTCTTCGCTTATTACAAAATACGACCAGAAATTTGGGTGTGCCTGAACTTTTTGGAAGGATAGAGGACAAAACAAAACATCTTGGAGAACAATTTAAGTTTTTAAAGGAAGAAGATATTGCTTCATCATTTAATAAACTATTGATCTATGGGAAGCTATCCGAAAATCAGATAAATGATTTATTGCCTGTTGTTATAAATCTTGCCTCAGCTACTGGACAAACACTACCAGAAGCAACATCAACTCTTTTAAAATCATTGGAAGGGAATAACCGAGGTTTAAAAGAATTCGGTATAAATATAAAAGACGCTCATACTGTTACGGATAGGTTTAAACTTATTATGGAAGAGTTGAAACCTCGTATTGATGGCGTGGCTGAGGCTTTCGGTGGGAGTAATGCTGGTAAAATAGCGGCCTCCACAGAAGAATTCAGAAAGATGAAAGAAGAAATAGGGAGTCAATTGGCTCCTGCATTAGCTGGCTTATTACATTGGTTTAGTGATATAATTACAGGATTAGAATTTTTAGGCACGAAATTAAAAGAAACCACTTCTGATTTTTTTGACTTTTTTGGCGGTGCGCAGGGTGCAGCAAATCATGTAATTAAGCAGCAACAGCAATATAATAAAGAAGTGAAGGCTGGAGCAGCTTTAATAGTTGATGCATTTTCTGATAAACCTATTAAGGAAGTAGAAAATGAAATGGATAATGTACATATCAGATTGACAGAATTATATAGATTACTATCGCTGGCCAGATTGAATAAAGAAAAAACATTTTCGACAGATGACATCGAAAGATTTAAAAAGGGCATAGACGTAAATAAAGAAGCGTTAACAGGGCTTTCTAAGCTTTTAGCTGGTGATCGTAACAAGCCTATAGGATTAGGGAATCCCGATGCTTTATCCGGAGAAAAAAAGGCTATAGAAGATTTCGGTAAAGACTTAGCTCGTATTCAGGCCGATATTTCAAAAGCTAATTTTGAAGCCTTAAAACAACGGCGTCAGGATGAAATTGATTCACTGGCAGCCATTATTGTCGATGACAGAAGATCATATCAGGAAAGATATGCAGCTACACAGGTATTCTATGATAAGTCAAAGGAGCTTATTGATCTGAATGAAGCCTATGAAATTTCTGCCGCAAAAGTAGCTACAGATGAAGAAATAAGACAAGTCGAACTTAAATTGGGTAAAAAAGATTTAACCGTAAAACAGCGTGAAGATTTAAATAAGGAATTGCAATTACTCGCAGAAAAAGAAAATGCCATTGAACTTTCCATCCATCAAAAATTTAATAGCGATATTTTAAAATTAAATATCACTTCAGAAAAACAAAGAACGGATTTGCTTGAAAAAGAGGCAAAATCGAGGATTGATAAACTAAAGCGCGAACAACAATTAAGAGAACAATTTGAAAAGCATCAAGGGCCGGTTCATGATATAGAATTGCAACAAATCCAGAATGGCTATGATCAGGAATTATCAGCCCTCGAAATAAAGTTTGATAAAGGGCTTATATCTGAAAAAAACTATAATAAGCAGCGACTTTTATTACAGGTAAATCTTCAAAAATCATTACTCGAAGCAGATATTGCTTTCACTGAACAGCAGATAGCTAATGCAAAAGAAAAGCTTGATTTTGATAAAAAAATACTTGCCGCAGAAATAGATATCGCTGCGGCCAGAAATGTCCTTAATCCTACCGAAGAAAATACCAAAGCCATAGAGGAAGCCAGAGCCAGGTTAAAGGATATTGAATTAACTGATAATGAAATTATTTCAACCTCTGAAAAGAAGCTGGCCTCTTTAAAGATAAAGCTTGCAAATCTGGTTGCTGATTTTTTCAAAAAGAAAACGGATCAGACAAAGGATGATTTCATAAAAATGTTTCAGGATATATCCGATGTCGCAAAATCGGTATTTGATATTATTGGAGGCTTTGCGCAAGCCTCAGCTGACAGAGAAAAAAACGCTATTCAGGATCAGATCGATCTTTTAGACAAAAAGAAGGAAAAGGATATTGAAGTTGCGAATCAAACTATAATAAATGCTACTGAAAGAGCTAACGCAATAGCTATTATCGAAGCTAGGGCCGCGGCACAGAAAGAAGCTCTTGAAAGAAGAAAAAGGGAAATCGACCAACGCCGGGCGCGGTTCGAAAAAGCTGCTAATATTGCCTCAATTATTCAAGAAACTGCCATCGCAGTTATTCGCGCTTTAGGAGCAAAGCCATTCACGCCTGCAAATATTGCCATGGCATTCATTGTTGGCGCAATAGGAGCGGCACAATTAGGGGTCGCTATTGCTACGCCAATTCCAAGATTCTTTAAAGGAAAGAAAAAGAATGAGCCATATGAAGGCCTTGGTATCGTTGACGATGCAGGCAAAGCGGAACCTATTTTGAGGCGGGACGGTCATATAGAAATAGGCGGCAATACGCCCCGCATAACTCATGTGCATAAAGAGGACATCATTTTTACGAGCATTGATAAAATGCTCAATTATCTGATTGGCTCACATGCAAGGAAAATGGCAAACATTTCACTAGTGGTCCCCGATAATAGCGGGCATTTTGAGAATATGACCAATGAACTAAAAGGCGAACTGAAAAATGTAACAAATGCGATTAACCGCAAGCCAGTATTAAAAATGAACGCTTCAGGCGATGGATTAGCCGCAATGTGGCAGTATGGCGCCAATAGCGTGAATTACATAAATGATCAAACTAACTGGAAATAATGACTCACCATGACTATATCTTCTTTTTACAAGATAAGAGCCGCAGGTTTTGGGGCCTTGATTCTAATGGTGATGTGGTCATAAACAACAACCCTTATCCCTTGCTTTTTTCTCCCGATGGCTGGATGGATACGACCGTTGAAAATGTGCGTAATAAAAAATATTGGGCAATTGATAGAACTGTTTCAGCGCCTTTCAAGTATGTAGAAGACGGCGCCAAAATCATAAAGCATATTTTTTACAAAAAGGGAATCGAAGAATCGGTTTACCTGATTATCTGCTCCCTTCAACTTGTTTATACTCCAGGCGTGGAATATGGCTATTGGTATAAACAGATTTTCAGAAGCGAGGTTGATCTTAGCACATTTGAGCATGTGGGGGCTTATGTTACTGCAGCTAATTCTGAGGAAGGACTCGCCAAGCATCTTAAAGCCAATGAAAACACGGTTTATGAGCTTGAATTGAACGGACTCTACATAAAAGAAGATGGTATTTTATTAAAAGAAAAACATAATTTTTTACTTACTGAACAAACACAAGTAACAGAGCATCTGATTGGTGCCTCATTTATAAACAAAGAAGGGAATGCAGCCGGATTTGCATCTTTCTCAGTTTTTGGTCAAGATTCACCGGGAGATTGGACAACATCCACAGAATATTTGTTTGCTGTTACACAAGATATTACCGGGTTGACATTTATAGGTAATTTTAAATTCATCCTTGATGTTGGTATACCATTTGGCGTAAGGCTACATACTGATACAAATAGAGATATTGATCTCGTTGTTTTGGTTTCCCCTCCTCCAACGGGAGGTATTTTATATGATATTTCTGTTAATGAAACTTTTGATGCGTTCGCAAATGAAAAATTTTTTCTTGTTGGATTTTATACTGGAACGGTATTAGAAAAAGTTCATTATAAGGAATCGACATTTTCTATAAATTTTGCATCGAGATTTAGCACTTCCTACATTAAGGCTAATCGTTGTCAAGATGTCTTTGCTGAATTAATAGATAAAATGACAGATGGAGAATATTCAGCCGAAGATTGTCCCTATTTCGGAGAACTTCAAAATATTGATAAAGTCTTTACTTCAGGGGATGCGATAAGAGGGCTTCCGGACGCAAAGCTGAAAATTTCCTGGTCTTTATTTTTTGGATTCTGGAATACTTATGACGAGGTGGGAATCCGTGAATTGAATAAAAAAGTTCTATTTGATAGAAAGAATAATTTAATTGATCAGTTAAATGTTATTGACCTCGGAGAAGCCAGTAAGCTTAAAATTTCATTTGACAAAGATCTTCCATTTAATGAATTGGCAATCGGCTACCCGGACGTGAAAAATGAAGATGGCTTTGTAAATGGTAAAAATGAATTCAATACAACATTCATTTATTCACTTGGAACGACAAAAGTACCACGGAAGTATGAAAAAATCAGCCAAATAAAAGCCTCATGTTACGACATTGAAAACATAAGAATTGATCAAGCCAGCAGAGATACAACTGATAATAAAAGTGATAATGATATTTATGTATTGCATATAGCAAAAACATTAATTGCTAGCAGCGGTGATATTCCCGATCATTATGAACTTGATCGTTCACTGAATACTTTTCTTATAGGAGTTGATGAAAAAGAAACGATTTTCAATGTAATCTTTTCTCCAAAACGTTGCCTGCGCAGGAGCAGCGACTTTCTGCATTCATCGTTATACCTGGCCGATAATAAAATTTTAAAATTCATTTCAGCTGACCGTAATCAAAATATGAGCTATATAAATGGCGTCGATGTAATAGTAGAAAATGCAGATGAACCGGTAGGAAGTCTTGATAATAAATTTTTTAATCCCGTACTTATAAGTATTGATGTCATCGTTCCTGACGATTTACTAGATGATCTTGATTCCAATCCTTTGAAAACTTTTTCTTTTTTATTTGATGGGAATCTTTATAAAGGCATAAGCATTAAAAACAGCATAAACCCGAAAAGAAACAAGGCGCAGACTTATCAGCTATGGCCTACAGCTGATACTGATTTGAGTCCACTTATAGATTATTATGGCGGATAATTTTATTGGCATACCATTCATTAATCCAGTACGTTTTTTCGACGTAACCAGGAGCAATTTGCCTAAGTATTTTACGCGGCAATTTGATGATTATCCTTTTGCTGAAAGACTTTACGCGTGGCATGACCCAACAGATTACACTCAACTTTGGCAGACGACTGATATAATAAATTTACAGTTCGAATCAACTTTTGATCCGATCATAGTGGAATTAATTAATTCGAACAATGTTGCTGTTATAACGCTTCCGGCTCTTATTGGCCTTCCAAATAAATACTATCCAAATACTTTTTCTTTTGAAATCAGCATGAGCTTGGCAAGCATTTCCACTGGTTGTTACAAGCTTAGAATTACTGCGGGCACTTCTGGCCCCACACAGAAAATTTACGAGTCTTCAATAATGTATATATCATCCGTGGCTTTTGATTTCCCAACGCTCATGCTCGAATACTGGCATTCCAGATTCCATGAGGATATAATCTTCGAAACAGGGATAAAATTTCAGAAAAGAATTCTTGGCCATATAGGTTTTATGAATCCGGGCCGTGACGAGGAAAAGTATAAGGATCAGCAATATAATACTACTCTTTTAAGCAGCAAAACATTCAGAAAGTTTGATGTTTTTTTTGGTGATGATTTCGGTCTTCCCGATGATGAAATTGATTTATTAAACAGGATTTGGGGATGCAATAACGTATTAATTGACAATAAATCATTTGCCGCCGGTGATGGCGATTTCTCGATTGAAGATTTTACATATCAAAAATATCCAAAGCGTTTTGTGAAGTTAATAGTTGAGGAAGGAATAAATAGACGCAGTGCAATCAGAATGCAGGAAACCGACACTACTAAGAAGCTTGTTTATGGAATTGTAGTTGAAGCAAAAGTATGGGGTGATACATCAAATCAGGGCAGCGGAAATGTAGTGCCATTGCTTGACGTAGAGTAAAAATTAATAATTATGGAAATCTGGAAAGGAGAAATGAAAACAGCTTACGGATTTAAATGGCAATATAAAGAAGCAATATGAGCGTAACATTAAAACTCGTTATTGGGACTGTCGCATATACCGATTGGCTTCGGGTAAGCGCAGCTAAGGTGAGCAGTCCTTCTACGGAAGTGTTTGTCCAGTATATTGATGTCCCGGTTACAAATTACATTCTGATAATACCCGGACTTGATCCTGATGATTATTTTATCCGGTTTAGGGATGCCCCTACAAATGTCGCACTCGGTACCTTAGTTAGTGAAGCTTTCGTAAATGCTCAAACAGGAGAATTTTTATATGAAAGAAGATTTTATTTAATTGGCGCCTTATCGGGTGGGGCCACACTTGATGGCACCAGGACAATTCTAACCGACCCCTATTTGATTAATAAAAACATCTCAGGGATTTTTAAAGAGGGATTCCGATATCTTGAACCAACTACAGAATGGACTTTTAATGATGCAATAGGGGCTATTACAGAAATAGGAGCGGAAATGTCCGATGGGGAAAAATTTATTGTAGAAATTAAATATAATGCCGGAGGATCGGTAAGTACTTCAGCCAGCAGTTTATTCATTGCGACGATTACGGTCACCGCTGCTTCTTATTCAATATCTGCACTCGACAAAGGAAAAAGGTTTTGCCTTGATTGTACGGGGACAAAGCAGGAAGTCACATTGCCCCCTCTTTCATCCCTTGCCGCGGGAGATATGGTTTATCTCGAACACAAGAGAGATGGCGTTCAGGCGCAAAGCAGAATAAAAACAAACGGTACTGATAAAGTTTTCTATAATGGCTTTTCTGGTACTACATTACTTTCTGAGTTATGGGCCAGCCGTGGCGGGAGTCTTTACCTGCGTAAAGAAGGCAGTTATTGGGAAATAATAAACGATTATGATGGCGCAAGAGTTGGCGAAAGGATGGCGGCTACTTATTTAAACCATTTGAATTATTTACCTGAAGATGGGCGGTTGCTTGATGGCGACGAATATCCCGCTATTTATTGGTTTATCAGAAATGTATTACCAAATACTCATTATATAACCGACGACACAGTAGTGAGCGGCGGATATGTTCACCCTGGTAATAAACTCGGCCAATTCGTAATTCATAGCACATTAAAACAATTCAGGCTTCCAAATACTCAACGATTGTATGAAAGGGCGTTGAAGGATTTTGATTCCTATGGCTCGGACACGACCAGGCCTATTGATTATCCAGGCGGTTGGCAGGATGGGCAGGTGAAGACACACACACATAGAATTAAGATAGGAGGAAGTAATACGGCCGATCCGGTAGTGGCTCTTAGAAAATCAAATCTGAGTGACGGATATAATAGCTCTGCTGCCTTGATTGAAGCATCTGGTGGTGATGAAAATCTGACTGAAAACTTTGGCGTGATATATCTGAGGCATATTTAAACTAACTTACAGAAATTTCAGTAAAAACTGAAAATAATGAAACAAATATTATTTCTATTTTTCTTAATTGCGATTTATTCTAGTAAGGCGAGCGCTCAAGCGGGTGCGCAGGTAGACACGACTAAGACTCTTTTGCCCGTCAATACGTATGGTAGTCGATATAAAAACTTTGCCATTGATAGCTCCGCCAGGCTGCCACGCGATACTTTCAAGCTTCGTGTTTCAGATTCCGGCGCTATTGCCTGGAAAAATCAAAGATTTTGGCAGTGGTCAGGATATAGGTGGGATGGGCTTAAAACAACGGGAGGATCGGGCATATCACAGCTTGGCAATATTGGAAGCTATGGATTGATTCGTGTTAATGATTCGACCTATCGAGTTGATACGACGATATTGTTTACTGGTTTGAGTAAAGGTGATACAACCATTTTTTCAGTCCCATTGGATAGCACTGGACAACCGCAGACAAGAGTTTTATTCTCAGGCGGGAATAATCATATCAGGAGTAACGCTAAATTTCTTTTTGATTCAACTAACATAAAACTTGGGATTAATATACCCAATATCTCTGTTGGTGGCCCCAGTACAAAACTTTATGTAAAAGGTAATGTGATTTTTGATGCCGGAGTTAAATTACCTGGACTTGGAACGGCTGTTTCAGATACGACAACTTATAAACCTACTGCAATTGATGCAAGTGGAAATATAAAGAATTTTTCCTATTGGCCTGGAAGCGGCGGTTCAACTCCAACACTTCAACAGGTGTTCAATACTCAAATTGGAGGAAGTATATTAACGAAAACGGATACTATTTCAACGGGATCAAACAGGTTGGAAATAATTGGAACAACAGGCGGGCAGAATATATTTTTAAGCAGCAACGGAATACCGCTACAATTATCGGGTAAATTAGCTGACATTTTTACTGCGTCTGGAACGGGAGAAAGAGCAGGATATTTCTCTCTTACTCCTTCATCTACAAATACTATTTCTTCTACATTGCAACTAATAAGAACTACATCAGGAACACCTGGAAATGGAATAGGCGAAAGTCTTGATTTTTACATTTCTAGTAACCCTGGCGGCGATACAGCTATAAGATTTCAAGCATTTTTATCAAACGCAACATTAGCTTCAGTAACATCACAGGCATCTATAATTGGATTGAATGGTGGGACTAAGGAAACATTCATGAATATTCAAACAGGCGGTATTGTAAGAGTAAACAATAATGCTGATACACTTGCAACAAAAGGCTATGCAAGAAGCGTGGGCGGTGGAGGAGGAGGTGGTGGTGAAGCAAATACCGCATCAAACCTTGGCGGTGGTCTTGCAAATTATTCTACAAAAGTTGGGGTTGATCTTCAATTTAATTCTTTCGCTTCTGCTGACTTTGATCTTGCCAGTAATTTAATAACTATTGATGCAACTAAATGGCTTACAATATCGGCAGGTAATGCCGCATATCAGCCGTTGGATGCAGATCTTACTACCATTGCAGGACTTACAGCTACGACTAATAACTTCATGGTGGGTGTTGCATCGGCATGGGCAAGCGTTATACCATCTTCTGCAAGAACAGCATTAGGCGGAACTACAGTTGGTATAAACTTCTTTACCTTAACAAATCCATCTGCTATAACATTTCCGAGAATAAATGCAGACAATACTGTAACAGCTTTAAGTGCGTCATCTTTTTTAACTGCAATAGGCGGTGGAAATGGAACTGTAACATCATTCAGCGCTGGAACCTTATCGCCATTATTTACAACCTCTGTAGCAACCGCAACAACAACGCCTGCACTCACATTTTCTTTAAGTACGGCCGCAGCTCATACTTTCTTTGGAAACTTTACTGCAAGTACTGCTGCGCCTTCATATAGTTCACCCGCACTTGCTTCTGCCGATTTTGTAAATCAGGGAACAACTGTAACTGTGCTTCATGGTAATGCTGCCGGTAATCCTTCATGGGGAGCAATAGTAAATGGTGACATTACAACCAATACAATTACTTATGCTAAGATTCAGCAAGGAACAGCATTAAGTATTTTGGGAGTAACCGGAAATGCAACAGCTAATTTAGCTGACATAGTTGCTGGCACAGATAATCAGGTATTGAGGCGTTCAGGAACTGCATTGGCATTTGGAGCAATTAATTTAGCTTCATCAAATGCAGTAACAGGTAATCTACCTGTTACAAATTTAAATTCAGGTACAAGTGCAAGTTCGTCTACATTTTGGCGTGGAGATGGAACATGGGCAACTCCAAGTGGTTCAGGATTCTCAAACCCAATGACAACATTAGGAGATATTATATATGAAGATGCAACTCCTGCTGCTGCAAGACTGGCAGGTAATATAACTACAACAAAGAAATTTTTAACACAAACAGGTAATGCAACTATAAGTGCTGCACCAGGATGGAATATTTTAGTAGCTGGCGATATACCCGATATTGGTACTTCCTATATAAAAAATCAAACCTCACAACAAGTTTCATCAAATTTTAATATTGATGGCGCAGGAATAATTGGTGTTTCACTAACAAATCCAATATTAATAGGGGGAACAGGGACTACTTCTCCTCTTACATTAAAATCAACAACAGGTATAGGTACAACAGGAGCAGATATTATTTTTCAAACAGGAAATAATGGGAATGTTGAAGGTGGAAGATTTTTAAATAGCGGTGATTTTCAAATTGGCAGTAGTACCCATAAAGGTGCAATGAGAGTATTACATAGTAATGGCACTTTCATGGGTTCAATAACCGGAGATGTTGGTGGCAATGGAAGATTTGCTCTTACAACTAATCAGTATATAACATTAGAATCTGCTGCGTCAACTGTAAGTATGTGGCCAAATAAACCTGTGGTATGGGAATTGGGAGCAAATGCTCCTGTTAAATATCAAGGTGGTGGGATAGGTAATAATGGCAATGGTCTTAATTTTTTCAATTCAGACGCAGCAAGTACAAGTCTAACAATGGGGTTTGCATTCTCATTAAACAGAACAACGGGTGGTGAAACGGTAGCATCACGAATAGCCGGGACACTTACTGATATAAGTAATGGTGCTTATAAAGGAGCATTAATTTTTTCTACAGCTAATAATTCTGGGCCTGCAGAAAGATGGAGAATAGATTATCTTGGAAATTTAAGTAATACAGGTGTTAATGGCAGTGCCTATATAGAATTAAAAGCAGGAACAGCAACAGCAGGGACAGCACCATTAAAACTTACAAGTGGAACTAATCTTACAACTACTGAAGCAGGTGCAATTGAATATAACGGTACACATCTTTATTTTACGGCTGTTAATGCAGGCACACGTTATCAATTGGATCAACAAGGTGGCGGCGATGTATTTCTTGCTAATAATAATTCATTTACTGGTAATAATACATTTAACGCATTTACGACTATTCAAAGTGATGATGCTTCAAATAATGTTTTTTCAAGTCCTTTAGAATTAACTCATACTACATCCGGAACGCCTGCAAATGGCATAGGTACAGGAATCAACTTCGGAACAGAAACTACAGCGGGCATTAAATACGGGGCAACAATTCGATCAATATCAACCGATGTTACAAGTGCATCAGAGGATTTTGATTTTGTAATTGGACTAATGGCCGCCGGGGCAACTTCAAGCGGTGGCGGTTCAGAAAAGATGAGAATAATATCAACTGGCCAATTAAAGTTACCATTATACACAACAACAGGTTCATTCTCTGGCACTTCGGTTGGTGTTTTAGGTTTTGATGCAAGCGGAAATATTTTGACGATGGCTACTCCTGGTGGTGGAAGTGGAATAACTATAGGCTCATCTGTAATAACAGGTGGAACAAGCGGAAGAGTTTTATATGATAATGCCGGTGTAGTTGGTGAAATGACAACCAGTGGAAGCGGGACACAACTTGCCTTAACTACCTCACCTTCTTTCACTACACCGACTTTGGGTGCAGCTACGGCCACAACTATTAACGGCAATACATTTACAACCGGGACGTACACATTAACAGGAGTTGCCGCAAAGACGTTAACATTTAATAAATCTATTACACTTGAAGGAACGGACGCCACTACGATGACGTTTCCAACAACTTCCGCAACTATAGCAAGGACTGACGCAGCGCAAACTTTCACTGGTATTCAATCTATGACTTCTCCTAAAATAACCACTGACATAAGTGATGCAAACGGGAATGAGGTATTTAAAATTACAGCAACTGGCTCTGCAGTAAATGAATTTACAATTGCAAATGGCGCAACAGGAAACGGGCCTACTATAACAGCATCAGGAGAAACAAACGTACCTATTACTATAACAGGTAAAGGTACAAAAGGAGTTAATATAGGAAATGCTTTACTTGAAAAAGTAGTGACAGTATCAGATGGTGCAGGTGCGGTAATAGACGCTTCACTTGGTAATGTATTTACTTGGACAACTACAAGTGCCACTCGTACGGCAGGAACAACAACTAATCCTACAAATGGGCAAAAAATGATTATAGAGTATACTGCAAGCGGCACTACAAGTACATTGACTTTACCTACAGCGACAACAGGTGATTTTATTTTTGGTTCTGATATAACAGGATTAACAGTAACAGCTTCAGGAAAAACTGATTTAATAGGATGTGTTTACAACGGTACAAGATGGATGGTTGTGGCTTATTCAAAGGGATATTAATATGAAACAAATATTTTTAATACTCAGTCTTTTTGTTTGCATTTTTTGTAATGCAACTCTAATACCAGTTTTTACTTGTGGTTTTGAATGCGGTGTTAGTAGTGTTACAGATATCGGGCAGCATTTTAGATTTGGATCTGTAACTGTTGTAACATATAGTACTACAACCGTTAACAATGGAGCGCAATCTTTAAGAATTAATCCAGCGGGAGTGAGTACAGGCTGGTCAACAAGTGCTTCTTTAACTTCATCAGCTATATATGTAATAAGAGCATATATTAGATTTGCTACACTTCCAAGTATTGATCTGCCAATTGTGAGTGTGGGAGCCGTGACGGCCATCGGCGGAGCAGTTTTTAAAGTGTCTGATTCTAAAATTTATGCTGGTCATATAGTTGGAGGCACATCAGTAGGGGCGACAGGTGTAACCGTTACTACAGGAGTCTGGTATTTAATTGATGTTAAGTTTGATCAAAGTGCAAATCCATGGACAATTGATGTAAGTGTCGATGGCACAGCATGTGGTCAAGCCACGAGAGCATTGGCAGCTTCAACTTCAACAAATATAGTTTTTGGAACCGATGCTGCTATTCCAACAGCAGATTATTTTATAGATGATGTTTTAGTTTCTCAAACTTTGGCAGATTATCCAATCGGAGCAGGTTATGTCAATCATTTTATACCAACTTCAGATGGTACTCATACCGCAACAACTACAACAATAGTTAAAGGAACGATTGCTGCACCTACAGGTGAAGGCAATGTAGCCGGCGCAACAGATGTATTTAATTGGGTCAATGCTGTTCCCTTGCTTGGCGGTGCAACTAATAATACAAGATTAGTAAACCAACAATCAAACGGAACTACATTATACGCCGAAGAAATATTTGGGGCAGCTCCTGGAATTTCAACTCCAACGGTTGCACCAAGAGGGGTTGAAGTAATAACTGCAGATAGAGAAGCGACAACATCAACTGGTGATTTTACAACCAAACTTAATGATAATGGTACTGAAAGTACTATAATAGCTAGAGGTGTAGTTGCGGGTGTAATAACAGATAGATATGCAAGTAAATTTTATGCTGTTGCACCCACAGGAGGTGCATGGACAGTAGTAAGTGGAGCTGGTAATTTCAATAATATACGAGCTCGTTTTGGGTATGCAAGTGATGCTAATCCAGATCAATACTGGAGAGGTATAATGATAGAAGCAGAATTTGCACCGGCCGTACCAGCAGTTTTTAATAAAGGAGGATTTTTTCATGTTTTTTAAACTTTAAATACGGTATATGAAAAAACTAATTATTATTTTATTTATCTCAATCGCCGGTTATTGCTCCGCACAAAACATCAACGTTCCAACAAGGAAAGCAGTTTTTGATAGCTCTGCAATAGAGCGGACAAGACAAGAGAAATTCTTTGGTGAAGTCGGGAATAAATTAACAGCGGCAGAGTTCTCTAATTGGTACACAACGAAAAATTATGATGTACTAACTAAAAAAGCATTGGATGATTTTGCCCGGCAGTATTACACTTTCATTAATGAAAAATATGCAGAATGGTTAAGAACACAAAAGCCTAAATAAGTGCCATGAGAAATATTTTCGCAACGATTGTTTATTGGTATTATAAAAGAAAACCTGATTATTGGAAAATGAGATTTGAAGATTTAGAAGACTTCATGCAAAAAATATTAAGGAGGCAGACATGACTACTACTTTTCTTGATGAAATTATCGCTAAGGCAGAGGCGATAAAAAACACTCCAATAAAAGTGACTCAATCAATGGCAGATGCAAATTATGAGCATGTTGTAAATACTGAATCGGCTTATTTATATCTTATTAATATGCTCAAAAGCATTCAAATGGAATTAAAAAATTAACAGCATGAAACAATTATTTTTATTATTTATCACAGCCATCTTATTATTTGGGTGTAAAAAAGAAAAAGATAATATCAATAAATTACAAAATGTCATTACTAAGGCACGACCGCAACCTTGTATTCAGGTTGCAGAATTACAGGAAACAGGGAAGACTGCGAAACTCCGTTTCCGAAGCTGCTACTGATATGTTCAAAAATATAGAAATGAAATAAAAAAAAATTAATAACAGCGAAAACAATTAAAATGAAAAAAATAATCTGTACCCTATTTGTTTTTGTAATTCTACTTTCTTGTAGTAAACAAATTAAAGATCAAAAAGCATTAGAAAAAACAGTTCCTAAAACTACTCAATTTAAAAATCAATATGATGGCAAAAGGTGGGTGGATAATGAGGTATTAGTACAGTGGAATACTAAAGATGAGAAATCAATGCGTTTGATGGGAGCCTCAGTAAAAAGAACAATCTTTACAAAGGCTATGAGAAATTTTCATAGCACTCCAGTTGATATATTAAATGTAGTTGATGTTCAGGCGGCTATTGATATTTTAAAAAAGAACCTCAACGTTAAATCAGTTTCTCCAAATTGGATAGTAACAAAACAAGATTATCCCAATGATTCACTTTACCTAACAAATGATCTTTGGGGCATGAAAGATATTGGTGCCGCTACTGCATGGGCGACAAACATAGGAAGCCAAAAAATATATGTAGCTGATATTGATGAGGGTGCAGCTTATTATCATCCCGATTTAGGGCCCAATCTAGATGTTCCACATAGCTATGATTTCCTTCATCATGATAGCACTATTTTTGATTTTGCTGACCATCATGGAACTCATACTGCAGGAACAATTGGCGGAGCTGGAAATAATTCAATTGGCGTAATTGGTGTATGTCCGCAGGTTACTATTGTTCAAGAAAAATTCTTAGAGGGAAGTGGTCCTTTATCAGCGGCCATTGAAGCGATTGATTACTCTATAATGTTGAAGGTAGATAGTGGTTTTCATTTCGTCGCTATGAGTAATTCATGGGGTTATCAGGGAGATTCAACTGTTGCCCTTAGTGATGCGATAAATAGGGCAAGACTAGCTGATATTTTATTTGTTTGTGCGGCGGGGAATAATAATTCAAATAATGATATCATAAATTTTTACCCTGCCAATCATAAAATAGATAACGTTATTTCAGTGGGTGCAAAAGATATCAGTGGTAATAAAGCCAGTTTTTCAAACTATGGGTTATCTGTTCATTTATTTGCTCCTGGTGTGAATGTTTGGAGCACAGGGTATGACGGGAGTGCGAATCCTATTTATGTTGCCTTTTCAGGGACGAGTATGGCGACGCCACATGTTGCAGGTGCTTGTGCTCTTTATGCTTCCGGTCATCAATCGGCACATTATTCAGAAATAAAAGCGGCTATATTAAATAGTACAAGAAAAGAACAGGCCTTTCAAGGTAAATGTTTAACTGGTGGCACTCTTGATGTTTCTACTTTTACACAGGGTAATAATGATGTGTATACACCACGACCAATTTTACCACGACCATTTGTTGATTTTACACCACCTCCGGCAGTAGCTAATTTAAGAACTACGAATATAACCGATAATTTTATTAGCATTGCATGGGATTCTGTTTCAGATCCAGAGAGTGGAATATATTTCTATGGAATAATAATCAAACAAAGTGGCATTGAATATCAGCAAATTTCAACTTTTTACAGATTTCTAAATGAAGGTGGATTGTCTCCCGGAGTAGAATATAGTTTTACTGTTTATCAAATAAATAAACAAGGATTGGTTAGCCCAGGGACAGAAATTAAAGTAACGACGACAGGGACAAAGGATGTAATTGCTCCGACTAAAGTTGTTGTTACTATTACAGCGATAAAACCGACCGAAATAGATTACGATTGGACAGACGCGACTGATAACGTAAAAGTATCTGCGTATCAAATTGAAGGATTAAATGTGGCCGGAAACTGGGGCTTTGGTGGAACATGGGTTGCAAGTGATTATCCAGCCGGAGGGTTACTTCATAATGATACTTATTGGTTTCATGTCAGGGCATTTGATCCAGCCGGGAATTATGCTCAATGGAGCGACACTGTTTGGGCAACAACAGGAGATACTACTTTTATACCTCCACCGCCTCCACCGCCTACTGATACTGTGATCAATTCTTTTTCCGGAATAAATAAAATGCTTAGTTGGCAAGTAACTCCGGCAGGTGCGGTAGAGATCCAACGATCACAAAAAAGAAATGAAGGCTTTTCTACTATTATTACCGTTTCAGCAACTTCATATCAAATATTAATTAAACCAAAAAAATGGTATAGAATAAAATATGGTACTAAAATTTCTCAAGCCATACAATTATGACCGATTTAGAAAAAAGCGAATTGAAAGGAATTACTGTTAAATTTCTAATGTGGTTATTTGGCCACACAATAATACTTGTTGCAACAGCAGTATGGTTTTACGCTGAATTAAAAAGTGATTATAGAGATGGTCAAACTAAAGGAGAAGGTAAAGAACGATATTATGAAGAAAAATTTAAAAGTTTGGAATTGCAAAATAGTATTTATAGAAAAGAACAGGAAGGTATTCAACTTCAGGTAAATGAATTAAGACAAAGACAAGATGAATTTTTACAATCAAAAAAATAAAAATTATGTTCAAATTCTTAAATGGGCCAAACCAGGAACAGTCTTCCAAAAGACTTTTCACTCTTGTGCTTATGATTCTTTGGGTAATTTATTTCTTTTCTAATCTCTATGGTGGGTATGTGCTTAGAGAAACATTTGAGGATCAGCTTTTCTATATGATACTTGTATTTTATGTCGGTATTGCTATTGAAAGTTGGAAAGAGGTATTTAAGTCAACGCCTAAACCACCGACGATAACCAAGATTGAAAATATTGAAAAAGCTGAGAACGTTGGAGGAAAACAGTAACATATCAATTAAAAGTAGTAGAACATGGGTTGGGAATTTTCTTAATCCACAGACTGCTATCTATATTGGAGCCGGTATTATTGCACTCGTTGTTTTTTGGATGAGGACAAAAGATACATGGAATGAGGTAAAGCAGAAGGCAGATGAAAAAGAAGTCCAAACATTAAGAGAACAAATAAAGGATTTAGATGAAAAGGTTACTCGTCAATATTCCATTCAAAGAGATCAGGTAGATAATGTTGGTAGAGAGGTAAGAAAATTTAATGATTGGATGAATTACAAAAACGGTTTTGAGGATGCTTTAAAACAAAAAAAATGAAACAGGATCATGATGCTTTAAAAGTTTGCGCTATTCTTTTAATAATTACACTCGTAATGGCTTTATTAAACTAAATCATATGAAAATAAGACTGATTGGTTATTTATTCTGGCTGATCATTATTGCGATCATTATTATCTTTTCCTTTCGATGCGGAAGAAGTTGTAATAGAAAAAAAGTAAAAGAGTCAGAAGTAATTGTTACCCATGATACGTTATGGACAGAACAAAAACGAGATACTTTTTACAAACCATCTTTGATAAAAGTTGTTCAAGTAGAGCGACCGGTTTATAAATTAGACACATTATACATCGAGAACTTGAAAGATGTTGATACGGCAGTAATTCTCAGAGATTATTTTTCAAAAGCAATTTATTCTGATACCCAAAAAGTCCAGTACGGGAAAGTGATTATCAATGATACGGTTACTCAAAATAGGATTGCCGGCAGAAGATTAATAACAGACCTCAATATCCCTACGATTACAACCACGATAATAAAGCCCGAATCTAAACGAAACCAGATTTATTTCGGAGTGAATGGCATGACTGATACAAAGCAGAATGTTTACTTAGGCTTCTCTGGCCTTCTCAAAAATAAACATAACGGGATTTGGGAAGCCGGAGCATTATATGGTAATGATAAACGACTTTATATATTTGGATCACGAAAATTTTTAATAACCTTTAAAAAATAATTTTATGTCAGACGACAAAAAACTTCCAAAAGATGAACATCTATTAGCTACAGGTGTAAGAATATTCTTAGGTATTATAGTCATTGTATTCATTTTATTTGGCTACGTGATAAAGGGCTCCGGAAGTGGCACAGATAAATTTTCTAATGTCACACTATGGGACGCCCTTCATCCTACTAGCTTTATTAATGGTATTGGCATTGCCTTTCTATTAATATTTGTATTTTATTTATCAGGCTTATGGCAAAGATTTATTGGAACCGTCTTGCTTCCAGCCGGCAGTGTTTGGCCTAATTATGCTGGTTTCGCTATTGGTATACTTGGATTAATATTTATATGGTTATGATATTGTCAGCAATCATATTTTTAGCTATTCTTGGCGTTGATCTTTTGACTGATCTAAGAAGATATTTAAAGCGAGAGAAAATCAATCATGTCAGAGGTTTTTTGTTGCGTATTGCTGGCCTCATTCCTTCGGTAGTCTTTCTACCGCATGATCACGTTTTAGGGGCTGCGGTTGAAGGGTTGCTTTACATGACGCTGTTTAATGGCCTTTTCAACATCATGATAGGCCAAAACTGGTTTTACATTGGCTCAACTTCATGGATTGATAAACAAATGAGGAAATTAGGCATTACCGGCTTTTTATTACAATATGGACTATTGATAAATTTAATTTTACTTTATTTTTTATGAAATTAATTTTAGAAAGAAAAATTCATAATCCTCATTCAACTGAAGGAAATTTGTATGTGAACGATAAATGGTTTTGTAATACAATCGAAGATGTTATAAGAGCGAAGCCGGGAGAATGGAACGCTGGATTAAAGGTATATGCTAAAACAGCAATCCCTTATGGTCGCTATCCTGTCTTGGTTACTTGGAGTAATAGATTTAATCGACTACTAACTGGCGTTTTTAATGTCCCTGATTTCGAAGGAATACGTATCCATAATGGAACATCTGAACTGTCGTCTGCTGGTTGTATAATTGTCAGCTATAAAGATGACGATAAACATCATGTACTTATCAATGACAAAGCTGCTATGAATGACTTATGTGATTTAATTTATAAGGTGCAGCAATCTGAAAAGATATGGTTAGAAATAGTTGATAAAAAAGAAAATGCCTCTTCTACTTAAAACTTACTGGCAATATTGTATGAGGCTAATAGAACTTAATCCTGAGTTTTTAAAATGGATTGACGATGCTAATTTTAAAACTGTTAATAGTGTAAAGGAAGCAGATGGAATTTGGTTCGTATGCCCGTTATGTTATAAGAACAATAAAAACAGCGTTATCGGAACTCATTATGTTGTTTGTTGGTGCCCTAATGTACCTCAAACAACTTCGCCAATACCTGGAAGATGGAAAATTAATGGAAATGATTTTAATGATTTAACTCTGATTGCAGGCAGTAGTTCTGTTTTATTAACTATCGGATGCAAGGCTCATTTTTTTATTACAAATGGAGAGATTATTTTTTGCTAATCACAGCGTAACTTACTGGCAATATTGTCAGCAACTAAAAAGGGTTTAAAGAATTCCTATTAGTTGGGTAAGCCCTGGTCTAAAGAAGCTGGGGCTTTTTAGATGTGAGAGACGTTTTCATCTTTTTTGTTTTAAACTCAATGTCTTTGATGAGTTTTTTTAATTGGAGTAAGTCCATAGTTACTATCATAATTTTTAATTTTATTTTACTATTTCTTCGTGTTCTATTTCTATAGAGTTGAAATCCCCGGTTGTGTATTTTGTTTTATTCCATTTATCTATAACGGCAGCCCTTATTCTTGAGGGGGTTACTTTACCTTCGATGTCAATACCTGTTGATGATTGCAATCTTTTATCTTCTTTGTTATCGAAATAGCTATAGATAATATTTGTTATTGTCTTGTTCATTTCTGGTTTTTTAATCTTGTAAAATAATGTTTTCAGGCAATAGGATTGTTGATTCTGTTCTGTTGCCCATATAAAAATGCCCCTCTCTATAGGTAATATCGTAGCTATGAATAGAGTTGTCATTATTTATCAGTACAACAACTTTTAGCACGTCACCCTCTGCTGTTTCCTTGTCTAATGGATTTAAATAAACCTTTTCGCAACCATCTTGCCGTTTGAAATTCAGTGTTGTCATTTTGATTTGTTTTTGATTGTTACTAATAAGACATAAAGGTAAGTCAAAAATAATTGACAGCAAAATCATTTGACATCTTTTTTTAAAATATTTTTATCATCTGTATTTAAGGCATCTAAATAAGCGTGAATATTGTTTATAACGTCTTCAGATACATAGCTTTGCGATTTAGAAATAATTCTTGAAAGTGTAGCATTGTTGATGCCAACCATTTTCGCAATTTGTTGTTTTGTTACCCCTTTATCTAATATTTTTTGTTTAATTGACTTCATTTTTTATATCATTTTATTTTGATACGTCAAATATAAGTGATGTATTTGAAATAAAGGCTCATGGGTCCTTTTTATTTTTCCTAACCACAAAAGTCGGCACGTCTTCGGTTCTCTCAAAAAAAGGAGTCAATGCATGGATCACAATTTTCATAGCCTGTATGCGTTTTTTGAATTCCCTGGAGACTTGTTTTTGCCTGGTTAAATTCATGTTCGGTTTAATCACTTCGTTCCATCGTTCAAAGGATTTAATTTCCTGGTCCAGGATAGTCTGAAGGCGAACACGAATAGCACGTTTAACGGTTTCGGTCATAGACTTAGAAAAAGTCATTTTTTGGAGGACTTTATAGGCATCCATAGGAATTGAGGTTTGGAGTTTAATGATTATCAATTACAACGGATGCCTGGTTAAAAGATTGCTGCAATAATTCCATAGGTTGAACGTTACCCACTTTCTTATAATTTATATTATGGATTAGTTGAAGGTTAGTATGATTACCAAACTACTGGAAATTACTTTTTCTCTATTCCATTAATAGCCAAAAGATCAATCAATTTCATGATGATTTCTTTTTGACCATTAATCACTTTGTTTAGACTTTCAATAGTAATATCATGTTCGCTTGGTTTGCCACTTCCTGGCTTCATGTCAAATACTGGTGTGCTTGTTGAGCTTGTCAATTTATGGATAGGTTTATGATTACTATTTTCTTTTTCACGGGGAACGGTTTCAATATGAAACTTTTCATAGAATAGTTGTAGGAACGATTCAGAGGGGCTTAATTTGCCGCTTAGATATTTGCTTACATTTCCCTTCGACATACCTGTAGCCTCCGTTATAGATGCTACAGGGAACTTCAGGCGCAGATTTTCTACATCTCTATAAAATTGATCTATTTGTCCTTTTGTAAGCATTGAAACTTTGTTTCAAAATTATTTTCAAAATAGTTTCTCAAAAATTTTGTGGTGTTGTAAGATAGTTGTAATGTTGTATTCACAAAGCATTACTAAAGTACTAATAACATGGCAAACAAGCAAAAAACTGATTTGGAAACTGCAAACGAGGCCATTACAAGATTAAAGCCTAGCGTAACAACTTCTGACAGAAAAGAAGCCCCTTGGGCTGAGACTACGGTTATTCAATATTTGAATGGATTAGGCAAGGACTTGGACACAGCGGTGGAAGTGCTTCAGTTTTTCAGAAAGAGAATTGAAGATCGCAGGTTGATCATAGCGAATGAAGAAAGTAATAGGGGAGAGTAAAATACAACTTGATTTCAAACAAGCAAATAGGAAATGTCCCATTATACAAGAAAAATGAAACTAAAAGTTAAAGTAAGCAATGTTACGCCTGAAGATTTAGAAAGAACAAGGCAAATACAAATAAACAAAGCAAGGGCTGTTTTTCAATCTAAGCCCTTTGTTACAAGATTATACATAGCAATGAAAACAGGTCTTGATATTTCTTTTATAAAAAAGAATTGGGAACAAATAATTAATTGATAAACCCTAAGAATTGATAATCTACTAATGACATGGAGGAAATTCTTGATTTAGTCGAAGACATTTTGGAGACCAACAGGCAGCTTATAAAATGGGTGCATCTATTACCAGAGAAGGACTACGAAGTCTACTATCCCATAGTGATGGAAACTATTGAAGAAAATATTGCTAAAGCTGAAAATCTTTTAACTGAATTGAAATGACAACAATCGAACATACACCAACCTTTCACGGCGTAGACAACGAAGAAATTATTTGCCACTACAATATTTTGGAATCAAGGATTTCACCTGAATTAAAAGCTGCTGAAGAAAAATTGCAGAAGGCAACTTACAATGTGGTTCGTCATGTGCGCAATGGGGTTGTATTTGGACTGGAAACGTTTGGGCAAGATTTTCATGATTTGGAAAAAGTGAGAAGCGTTTTGGGCGGTAAATACAAACTCCTTTTGAATACTAATTGTCAAAGGATTTTGATAAAATGATTGTCTAATGCTAACATTTATTTTTTCTATTATTTCAATTTCTTTAATGTGGATTTGCTTCTTCATGATTCCAAGATTAATAGGCCATTTAAGAAAAATAATAAAAGAAAAGGAAGCTACTGTTAGAAAATTAGACGACACAGAATCTTTCTATTAATGATAAATTTTCTCACAGCAATTGGATTTGGTTACGCTCCTTAGTTTCCACTACGGGAGCTTTAATAAGAAAAAAAGTTCTTTCAAATAATTGGCGGTTATCGGCGATAGGCCGTAGAAATGTGCAGGGGTTTACTCGAAAGCCACGGACAAAACAACAGGATAGCACAGAAGGCACATAAAAATGGTTTAAATCGGTGAAACAAGTTGTACCATGTGCGCCCGACGCAGAGTAGTCACAGGAAAACCTCACCGCCGATAATATTCAAGATACCTCATAGGTGGTTGAGGGTGGTTTGAAATAGGGCTGGTTGGTTCGGCCAGCCCTTCTTAAAGTTTTTTTGAAATATTGATGTTGGTTCGTTTTAATGGGGGCTGGATTGGTGGCCAGCTCCCTCTTTTTAAAATTAAGTTCTTTCAAAATAATGGACCCCTTGCATACCGGGCGGCTGGTACGAAATGCTTTCATGCCCGGTTTTTTAAATTAAAAACTTATTTTATGAGGCTTATACAATTGATTCTTTTTTTAATGTTTTGCGCCTGGTTATCATCTTGCGCTAGTTCACGTTCTGGATGTCCTTCACAGAATTACAGAAACATTCAAAAGCATGATGCAAAGCGTTTCCGGGTAATAAAAATGAAGGCTATTGGTTACGGCAGATATTATGTAGTGGCAAAAAGATATTTCGAAATACGTAAGGAAATATTCAGTTGTAAACCTATGGTTTTTAATGATTCAATTTTATTAAACTAAACCCCAAATACAGAGTAAAAAGACGAATGCGATTAAATTATGCGATACCAGATGGTGAATTTTGGGAAGTGATGCGTACGAAGCATTGATAACACTTATATAAAAAATAAATGATACGAAAAGAAGAAATAGAAAGAGCATTATTGTGGAATTGTACAAACGAAACAGATAATCCGAGGTTTTGGATTTGTTGGCACGCCTGTATGCTTTATCTGCATGGAGTCTTTTCTTATGAACAATTCGATAAAATTTATCAAACATATCGAAAATGCAAAATAAGTTCTTAAACAAAACGTAAAATATTATTGATCGTGCAATTAATAAATCTTATAGGCAGGCAGTTTGGTAGACTTATCGTCATTGAGAGAGGCGCAAATATTGGGCCTCATGTCGCATACAAATGCCAATGTGAATGCGGTAATATTACGACAATAAGATCGCATAGCCTTCTGAGAGATGATACAAAATCCTGCGGATGTATTAGGTCTGAAAAAATGAAACATGGAAAAACCATTCATGGTTTCTATAATACTCCGACATATCATTCTTACCGGGCAATGATCGCAAGATGTACAGACATCAAACACAAACAATACAAAGATTATGGAGGTAGGGGAATAATAATTTGCGAATCCTGGTTACAATCTTTTCAAAATTTTTTAACTGACATGGGGAAACGACCAGAGGGAACCACTTTGGACAGGAAAGACAATGACGATAATTATTACAAAGAAAATTGCAAATGGGCAACACGAATTGAACAAAATAACAATAAAAGAAAAAAACATGGAACCGAATCTATCATTAGTTAATGCAGACAACAACAAACAACCTGAAAAGACAATTCCTGAAGCAAGTGCTTTTTCAATATCAGGGTTTGAACATGCTCAGAGAATCGCTAAGATGATTGCTTCATCTTCATTAGTTCCCGACACATATAAAAATAACGTTCAAAATACTTTAATAGCATTGGAATTAGCAAACAGGATTGGAGCCAGTCCCTTACTTGTTATGCAAAATTTATACATCGTTATGGGTAAGCCTTCATGGTCGTCATCTTTCATCATTGCTTCTCTTAATGCCTGTAAAAGATTTTCACCAATCCGGTTTGAAGTAAGCGGAGAACTTGGAACAGATGATTATGGGTACACAGCATGGGCTTACGATCTACAAACAAAAGACAGATTGGAGGGGCCAAAAATAACCTGGTCAATGGTAAAGGCTGAAGGTTGGTTGAATAAAGCTGGCAGCAAATGGAAAACCATGCCTGAATTAATGTTTCGCTATCGTGCAGCAGCCTTTTTCGGGCGGTTGTATGCTCCTGACATTTTAATGGGTATGCACTCGGCTGATGAATTAGAGGACACATACTCGACTGTAGTTCCTACTGAGGAAGTAAAAAAAGAGACTGCTGACTTAGCAGAAAAACTGAAATCAAAAAAGATTAGTCAATCTGAAATAGATTTAAAATGATCGGTCAAGTAATAGCTGAAACTCCTTGGGAAATTCAAAGGCTCGGGAAATTCACGGCATCCTGCATTGATGCTTTACTTACAGAGCCCAAATCTGCTGAAGCAAAAAAGAAGGGTGATCTTTCTGAGATTGCAAAAACATACATAAGAGGCAGGGCGGCTGAAATAATCACGGGAACAATAAGAGAAGTTACTAACTCTTATATGGAATGGGGGCGACAGTATGAGCCTGATGCTGCTGCACTGTTGAAAGAATTATATCCTTCCATGCAGTTTGCAAGCATGGACAGCCCTACTTTTTTTAAATACTCAGACTTTGCCGGTGGCAGTCCTGACGGTTGGGACAAAGAAAATAAACTGGTTGCCGAAATCAAATGCCCCGAAGATCCCGCCAATCATGTTGAATATTGTTTAATCGTAAATGCGGCAGAATTAAAGAAAGTACAACGGGACTATTATCATCAAATTCAAATGAACATGCTATGCGTTGCAAAAAAATTTGGGGTTGAGTTTCATGAAATGAAGGGAATTTTTGCCAGCTATTGCCCGCTTGTGGCTGATGGTTATTTGAAATTAAAAATCATCGAAATTTTCCCTGACATGGAATTTTATGAAAAGATCCATCCGGCTTTATCGAAAGCAGAAGATTATCTGGCCGACATTATTTATTCCTTAATTCAAAAAAACGGACAAAATAATTCAATCGCCGTAAAAGACATAACCTCTATTCCACTAATAAAATTATAAACATGACACATATAACACTCCCATCATTACCAGAAAATAACAATTCAGAAATAGCAATCATTGCAAATAAGATTGAATCGGGTCTTGCTGCTTTTGAAAAAAGAAAAACTGAATTGATTGAACTAAAAGCAGAGGCACATGGGCTAAAGATTGAGTCCATTGATGATAAAGTTACAATCCAGGCTGTTTCAATCATTCGTAAAAAGCTGAAGGTTGCAAGGGTTGAAATTGAGAAGGAGGGGAAATTAATGCGTGATCCACTGACGAGGATTAACAAGACAATCTCTGAAAAGGAAAAGGAATTGGTTGCAATAATTGAACCAACCGAAAGGGAATTACTTGCACAGGAAAACTGGGTTGAATCTGAGAAAAAAAGAATCCGTGAAGAGGATGAGAGGGCCGAAGAGGCAAGAATACAAAAAAGAATAGATACCCTGGCACAATACGGCTTTTCCATTGATATCACTTTCATAAGAACAATTTCAGATGAAGATTTTGAAAAAGTAGTTGACAATGCCAGGATTGAACATAAAAAGGAACTTGCCGCTAAAGCGGAAGCTGATCGACTTGCAAAAATTCAGGCGCAGCAGTTAATTGATGAAAGAAAAGAACTGGAAGAGTTGCGAAAAAAACAGGCTGAGGCCCAGCGTATCATTGATGAACAGAATAAAAAGATTCGTCGGGAGCAGGAAGAAAAGGAAGCCACTATCAGGGCTGATCAAAAAAAGATTGAAGATGAAAAACGAGAAGCAAATCAAAAAAATATTGCAATAAGATACCAAAGGCTTGCTGATTGCGGAATGGGCGAAGGTGCGATGAGATTTACATACAATGGACTTTTAAATATTGAAAAGACTTCCATTGAAAAAATGACGGATGAAGTTTTTGAAAAGGCTATTTTGAATGCTAAATCTGCTATTCAACAACTTATTACCGTTGAAGAACAAAAGCGTAAAAATGAATTAGAACAGGCGCGCAAGGAAGCCGCCGAAAAGGAAAGACTTCGCTTGATTGAACAGGAAAAGCTTGCTAAAATTGAATCCCAGGAAAAGCTTGCTGCTGCATCTGATAAGATAAAATGGCAAACGGTCATAGAGCAAATAGGTAGTATTACTATACCTGAAATGAAATCGGCTAAAGCGAAAAAGCTTGGTATTGAGGTAAATCAAATGCTTGCTGAACTGACCGGCCACATTATTGCCAATACTAAGACTAAAAAAGAAGAATTAGTATAATGGGACTAGAAGAAATCAGAAATATTAAAAAGGTTGCACGTAAGAAAGTCAGAACAAAACAGATTAATGATAAATCTGACAAACGAAAAACTGAAGAGAAGCAGTACATCAAGATTAAAGCAGAGGTATTAAAAAAGCATCCATTTTGCCAGTGGCCGGGGTGTCCTAAAAAATCGGTTGATGTACATCACGCAAGCGGCAGGGTAGGAAAGAATTACACTGATAAAAAGAAGATGAAAGCACTTTGTCGCAAGCATCACATATTCGCGGAACTGAATCCAAACTTAGCCAAGACACTTAAGATTAATCATTCAAGATTAAATAAAATGGGATGAGGCAGGATATAGAAAGGCAAAAAGAGTTTGAGCCAAAAAGAATGGAATTTGCCAAGCAACAAATTAAATCGCTTGGCTATAAAATAACATTTGAATGTTCGACAAGAATCGAATTTATTTTTCGAAATGAGGTTATCAAATTTTTCCCTTATTCCGGCTGGCACACAGGTAAAACAATTAAAGATGGTAGAGGCATTAATAAACTATTAAAACAAATCAGATTATGAATAAGCTTGAATTGACATCGAAGCATCTTATGAACGAAATAAAGAACGGGGAAACCGAAGAAACAAAAGAAGTTATCATTAATTCAATCATGAAATCTTTTGCCTGCGATGTACTTAATACGGTGGAAAGTCTGCGGGCAATGAATGCTGATACTAAAGTTGTAAAGAGCATGGTTGATGATTACGGGATAACACTAAATCTAAAAAGCCGTCGATTTACTTAATATGAAAAATAGAATGGGTGAACAATATAATTTTTTAACTATTGTCTCGTTTAGTCACATTCAAAAGGGACAGTACTACTGGAATTGTCTATGTGACTGCGGCAATTATGCAATAGTTTCTCAGGGGAATCTTGCTTATGGGGCTACAAAAAGTTGCGGATGCAAAAAGGGGGTATTGATAAGTAATTCAAGATGGAAGCATGACTTTATAGATCACCCATTATATTCTAAGTGGACAGGAATGAAGAGTAGGTGTTCTAATCCAAAAGACCAAGCATATAAAGACTATGGAGGCAGAGGCATCATTGTCTGTGAAGAATGGAAAAAAGATTTTATACGTTTTTATGATTGGTGTATTAATAATGCGTGGAAACATGGATTAGAAATAGATCGTAGAAATAATGATGGTAATTATTCTCCCGATAATTGTCGATTTGTTACAACACGAGTTAACTCATTTAATAAGAGAAATACAGCAAAGATTTTTTTCAATGGGAAACTTCAAAGTTTTTACGATTTGGAATTATCCACAGGTATCCGAGCTCGCATATTATGGCGAAGGGTTAATGAACTTAATTGGGATATAGAAAGGGCCATTTCAATACCAATACGCCTTAGGAGGAAAATAGCATGAAATTCTGTTTTTTTGACGTTGAAACAACGGGAAAAATAATTGATTGGGGTATAACCGATCCAGGGGAGGTTGACAACTTTCCCCGCTGCATTCAAGTAGCTTGGGTAGTATCTGATGAATTAGGGAACGTATTAAAAACGGAATGCCACCTTATCTACCCGCAAGGTTGGACAATACCCAAAGAACCGTTTTGGATTGAACATGGTTTTTCTACGGAAAGAAGTATTATTGAAGGGAAACAGATGCCGCTTGTTCTGGATTATTTTTTTAACGATTACAACGACTGCGATATATTGGCGGCACATAATTTAAAATTTGACTACCCGGTTTTAGGAAGCGAGATGATCCGATATAACAAACGAGGCAAACCCAATCCTGCAAGGCAAAAGATTTGCACAATGGTAGCGGGAACGGATGTATGCAAAATTCCTTTCGGAAAAGATCACCGTCCCTGGAAAAATAAAGAATGGAAATTCCCAAAGCTATCAGAATTATACAAAAAATTGTTTGATAAAGAAATGGAGTCAGCCCACAATGCCCTGGCAGACGTGACAGCGACAAAAGAATGTTTTTTTAAGCTTGTTAATTTGGGAGTTATTAATATTCAAAAAACTATGACGGAGCAATGAGTAACAGAAAAGATATTTTATTTAACGATCACTTTCAGAATTATAAAGTTTATGCAATACCAAAAGCTCAATTAATTATTGCTGATATACCGTATAATATTGGGAAAAACGCTTACGGTTCAAATCCGTCCTGGTATATTGATGGAGACAATAAAAACGGAGAAAGCAAATTAGCCGGAACAGAGTTCTTTGATACCGATAAAGATTTTAGGGTGAAAGAATTTATGCATTTCTGTTCAACTATGTTAGTTAAGGAACCAAAGGAAAGCGGTAAGGCTCCATGTATGTTAGTTTTTTGTGAGTTCGAGCAGCAATTTAGTTTAATAAAACTCGCAGTTGAATATGGTTTGAAAAGATATATCAATCTAATTTTTAGAAAGAATTTTTCAGCACAAGTCTTGAAAGCTAATATGAGAATAGTAGGCAACTGTGAATATGGTTTAATTTTTTATAGAGACAAACTTCCAAAGTTCAACAACAATGGGAAAATGATATTTAATTGTTTAGATATTGAAAGAGATACCAAGACCAAGAAAATTCATCCTACTCAAAAATCAATTCCCCTTCTTAAAAAACTGATTGAAATATTTACTGACCCTAGCGAAGTTGTTATTGATCCTGTTGCTGGCAGCGGAACTACTCTTGTTGCAGCTATTGAATGTGGACGAAAAGCATTTGGATTTGAAATAAAAAAGAATTTTTATAAAGAGGCAAGCGAATTAATAAACGCAGCTATATTAAAAAAGCATGAAATGGAAACCCTAGGTTACGCAAAAACTGAAATAAGTAAAATTCATCCAATACTATTTTAATCTACTAATAAATAATCAAAATGTCAAAAATCACAATCAAATCGGCAAAGCTGGTAAAGGGTAAGACTCTTGAATGCACCTACTCAAAAACCGAAGACTCAGATACAATTGAGATCACCGAAAACCACACAGCAGAAATTCACAAGGATTTAAAGGCAACCTTTGACGCTATTGCAATTCACTTTGCCTTGCTCTCCGATCAAATCCCGGTTGACCAGGTAAAAGACATCAACAAGTACGACAAAAAGCTTGTTGAAAAGTTTGAAGTCCGGGGCTTCTCCATCGGAGGTAAAGAAGGTGAAGAGGGAGTAGTTATCATGGGCCATAAAATCCTGCGCAACGGCAAGGCTTTGGGCTTAAATACTCCATTCGAAAGAATTGATATAGCTCCTGAATCACGATATACGTTCATGGACGACCTGCAGACTTGTTTAAATGATGCTGAAAGGGAAATCATTCTTTACATCAACGGAGACAAGTTTGCTCCCGACAACCAGGCAGAGTTGGAATTTCCTGAAAGCAAGAAGAAGAAGAAAAAAGAAATGGAGTCAGCATGAACCCAATAATACAAAATAAGTCCTATATGGTCTTTCCTGGAATGAATGGAAAGCCTTATTTATCTTTTTATAAGCAACAAAAGGCTGATGAAATACTTCAAGTTGTTTGTGATTATTTTGGATTCGATGTTAAAGCAATAATAGGTAAAAGACGAACGAAAGATGTTTGCCTCTGCAGGTTTGTTGCTGTCTGGATGTTAAAAAATCATACTAAAATGAGTTTAAAAGAAATTGGAGAAAAATTAGGAGGAAGGGATCATACTACAGTCATTTATTCCATACGAGCTTTAGAGGGTTGGATGGAAGGCGACGCTATTTTAAAAAACAGAGTTAACGATATTGAAAAGATGCTTTTCTAAAATTAGAAGATTATATATATCAAAACCAACAATAGTAAAATATTCTTAAACAATAAAACACAATCAAAATGGGAAAGTATCGTAAAAAACCAGTAGTAATTGATGCGGAACAATGGTTAGGAACTGCTGATTCTTTAGCCAATATTGTTTCATTTACAAATGGAACTGCAAAACTTTCATTAGAAACAGCCAAATTAACCATTCCAACGCTAGAAGGCGATCACATAGCTGATGTAAAAGATTGGATTATTAAAGGAATTAAGGGTGAATTTTATCCGTGTAAGCCAGACATTTTTGATAACTCTTATGAAAAAGTAGTGGATTGAATAAGTATATAATCACTTAAAATAATGAATGAAAGATACGACATAGAACTTCTTTTGGCCCGTATCGAAGAGATGAGAGGCCACCAGCGGGACTTCTTTGCCCGTAGGATGCAGGCGGACAAAAAACTTTCCATTCAGAAGGAAAAGGAGGTCGATGAATTGTGCAAGCTGATGCGGAGGAAGGGCTACGACCCCGAAAGGTTCAAAACGAGTACAGAACAAAAAAATATGTTTTAATGATGAAAGTATTAGTTGCTTGTGAATATTCAGGAATTGTTAGAGATGCTTTTGCTTCTAAAGGGCATGATGCGTGGAGTTGTGATTTACTACAAACAGAATTACCAGGTAATCATATTCAGGGCGATGTTTTGGAAATATTAAACGAGGAATGGGATTTAATGATTGCGCACCCGCCTTGTACTTATCTGGCTAATTCTGGTCTTCATTATCTGAAAGGAAATGTCGATCGACAGAAGATGCACGAAGCCGCTGTTAATTTTGTAGTTAAAATTTGGCAAACAAAGAATTGCAAAAGGCTATGTATAGAAAATCCTACCGGTTGGCTTAATACAAATTGGAGAAAGCCAAATCAGATTATTCAGCCATATTATTTCGGAGATAAAGAGCAAAAAACAACTTGCTTATGGTTAAGAGGATTGCCAAAATTACAGGGGTTAGTTGATGTAGCTATGGATATTGAAGCTCATAAACCAAAACCAACAAAAACTATTATAAGAAAATCAGGGGTGAAAGCTGGTCAGCCTTACAATTACTATTGGAGGCAAGGCAAGACAGCACATGACATATCAAAAACATTCTCTGGCATTGCTAAGGCTATGGCTGAACAATGGGGATAAAAAATAAAAACATTTATTCATGCGACACATTTTTTCTTTTACAATAGAGTGCGATATAAGGGGCAAATTAACGTCCTGGTCGCAAACGGACGGGAAGTTGTCGGAAAAGGACTTGGTGAAATTTCAGGAGATTAGGAAGCGTGTGGAATCAATTTGCAGGCCTACGGTTGCAGGCGAACTAAAATTTGAAACTGAAAAGAAATGAAATTTTGTGATTTCATAAAAGGTTGTATTTTTGAAGTGTTCATCTTTAAAATTTCTTAATGTTCCTTAATAATTTTAATCAAAATACGCCCTTGCGTTTGGATGCTTTACTCTCTCTTAGGAGATTTTAAAGATGAACCTTCCAGACCAGGGGCATTACTTTTTAATATCCACCAATAGTAAAATAAAAATAAAAGAATATTATTTATAATGGACAACAACCAAATTTTAGTTTTAAGAGATAATGCCAAAAATGAGTTACTCCAAATAAAATCTGTTGAAGATGGCATTACTTATCTAAATAAATTAAAAGCAATTGATGTTTGGGTGAAGGCTGAAAAGAAGGACGCTGAACTTCAAAATATAGTAGCCGAACAGAAGTTGAGAACTCAAAGAATATTGGGCGAACTGATTGCGGAGGGACAACGCAAGGGAACGATACGACAAGATGCACAATCTTTTGGGAATAGTTCCTCTTCCTCACAAGTAGAGGAACTTGCTAAAACAATCCCGGAGATCGGGCTAAATCACAAACAATCTTCCGCTTTTCAACAAATTGCATCTATACCCGATGAAGATTTTGAGGGGTTTATTCAGGAAAAGAAACAGGCCGTTCACAACGCCGTATCTGAATTAACGACTTCCGGTGCGCTTGCACTTGCAAAATCTTTTCATAACAATAAAAACAAAAATGATGTCAAACCCAAACACGACTCAGAACTTGAAGCAGAAGTCAAAGAACTTATTTCAAGAATTAATGCACTCCCGATCTTCTACAGAATTAAAATCAAACGGGGTATTAGGAGAGGCAAATGAAACGATAACTATTAAAAAAATTCTTGTTACTCCAGAAATGGCTAAGGAATTTTTAGAAAAAAATATTCTTAGTAACAGAAGAGTGAGAGAGGCTGTTCTTCTTAGGTATTCTAATGACATGAAGGAGGGAAGGTGGAAAGATAATACATCTGAAACGATAAAAATAACATCATCTAATATTATAATAGATGGACAGCACAGACTTAAAGCAGTTGTGAAATCAGGAGTTTCTATAAATTTTCATATTGCATTTAATATTCCTGATAAAGTTTTTGATGTTCTTGATACTGGTTGTAGTAGAAGCGCATCAGATATTTTTAGAACCTCTGGAATTAAAAACGATAATATTCTACCATCGATTATTCAACAATATTTTTCTTTAACAACCGGATGGAAAGATATAAGTAGTTCGCCCAAAAATGCCCGTCTTACTAATGCTCAGATACTGGAACATTATTTATTAAACGAGAAATATTGGCAAGAAGTGGCCAGAAAAACAATGGTCTGGTATAATGCCTTTGCAAAAATTTGTGCGCCAAGTGTATTGGGCGGGTTTTATGCTTATTTTGAAACGTTAAATGAAGATAAAGCTTATGATTTTATTGAGCAATTATGCACCGGGTTTAACATTGAACATGATGCCATAGTACAGTTGAGAAATAAATTAATGAAAGATAAAATGTCGATTAGAAAAATGACGGGAAACTTGAAGTTTGGTCTTATTATAAAAGCATGGAATTATTTTAGACAGCCTAATCGTGTTTTTAAATTATTAAAATTCGATCCAGAGAAAGAGTCTTTCCCATTGGCTAATTAATAGAGATTTTATAATTTGGGTTCTTTTCCTGTTTTGCCCAAAACCCATATAGATGAAGGATAAATTAATTAAGATCAATTAATCATGGCTAAGGGAGACTATTATTTCCCGTTATTCTATAAAAGACTTTTAGCAAGTACTATCGGCTGGACAGACGAAGAATTTGGTATTTATATCCGACTATTAATTTATCAATTTGATAATGGATCAATACCGGAAGATTTAAAAGAATTGAAAAGAATTTCGCCAAAAATTAAAAAAAATTGGAACAGAATTTCAAAAAAATTTATAAAAAAAAATGAAGGTGAACTTATAAATTTAGTTATGGATGAAATAAGAAAGGATATTGAATATAAAAAGGAAATTAATCAGTTGCATGGTAAAAAGGGCGGTCGCCCCAAAACCAAACGGTTATCTGAATCAGAACCAAACGGTTTCCCCACAGAAACCAAACGGGTAACCCAAATGAAACCCATACCAATAATAAATAATAAAGAATCAATACAGGGAGAGAGAGAAGCCCCCACGATTTTTTATACAATTGAACATTGCCTGACTGTTGCGATGAACGATGACAGATTCGTAAACGCAAACAGGACAAACGAGAAAGAATTGTCAGAATTTAATAAAATGCTTGAGAGAGGAGGCATTTACGATAAAAATCCAGCAGACTACAAAGATCATTTTTCTAAATGGAAGGCGAGGGGTAAAAAGGAAATTAAGCCGGAAGAAAATCAGGGTATCCCAAAATACATGAAACCATTATGATTGAATTTAAAAAATACATCCATCACGGCCAGGATTTAGAGGAAGCAATTTTAGGTATTTGTCTTTTAGAAAAAACAGCCTTCGGTAGAACTTATGGGATTGTTGACGAAGAAAATTTTTATTTCAATTGCCACAGAATTGTTTATTCGGCAATGAAGGAAATGTACGATCAATCTTTGCCTATTGATATCCTAACAGTTTCAGAATATTTAGTAAGTAAAAAAAAGGTGAATGAAATTTTGGATTACAACGTTACCTATTTTCTCACAAAACTTACTAATGATGTTGTTTCATCGGCTCATCTTGAATACCATTGCCACCTAATAAAAGAAATGTGGCGGAGAAGAAAAATAATTGAACTTAAATACAAAAAAATTGATGGCATAAACGTGAATGAAGAAGTGAACAACATGAATGATGAACTGAATAAAATTTTAGGCAGCAAATATAAACAGGAATGGTATGATATGGCTGAATTAATGTACGATCTTTTAATTCATCAGTATGACATGGCTAAAGGTAAAAAAACTTTTATTACTACTGGATTTAAAAAACTTGACCAAACGAATGGTGGGTTTTATGGTGGACAAATGATTGTGATTGGCGCAAGACCTTCAGTAGGTAAATCGGCGCTTATGGGGCAGATGGCAATCAAGATGGCAAAAACCGGTAAGAAGATAGGACTTATTTCACTTGAAATGAACAACAAGGAAATTGCAGCAAGATTGGCATCTCTTGAAACGGATATAGATTTTAGTAAGGTATTCAGAACAATTGCAAACGACCAGGAACTTCATGAAAAGTTTTATAATTACATTTCTAAAAACACAATCAACTTACCAATTTTTTCAAGCGATAAAACAAAAGTGAATATCAGGGATATAAGAGCTAAGGCAACAAAACTAAAATCTTCAAAAGGTTGTGATTGTTTGATAATAGATTACTTACAGCTTGTTGATTCTTCAAATGAAAATAAGCAATACAACAGGGAGCAGGAGGTATCAAAAATATCAAGAGGTATAAAACTACTTGCTCATGAATTAGATATTCCAATTGTTGTGCTTTGCCAGCTTAATAGGGCATCAACAACCAGGAGTAAGGCAGATCGTTACCCAAAACTTAGCGACCTCAGAGAATCGGGTGCAATTGAGCAAGACGCAGATATTGTTATGTTTATTCACCGGGATTGGGTTACGGGAAACGAAGTTGACGAAGATGGAAGAAGTACAGAATTTTTGGCTGATTTATTAGTTCCTAAATGGAGAAATGGTGCAACGTCTCATTTGATTTTGGATTTTGATCCACCAAAAATGAGATTCACTGAAAGGATAGAATTTAACGTAAAAGAAATTTCATTACCATACAAAGACAAAGATGATCCATTTTAGCTGATTACACAGAATCAAAAAAGAGCGAAGATCCATTTTAAAAAAATTATCATCATGACAAACTTTAAAATAAAATGTTTCAAAAAAGATGAAACTATTGTGATAAATGTAGAAGGGACTTTGTTACCTAAAATTTATAATAGGACGTTTTTTGTTCATCCACGTTTTGAAGTTAATGAAGAAAACGAGATTGTATTGAGTGAAAAAGAATATACGGTTTCAGAGTTTTCTACCGGATTTAGATTATTATATACCAGCAACAAAGAAACTGCATTTACTGAAGCAAAAAGATTTGCAAGACAAATTGGGAAAGAATTATTTCTGAAACGAATAAAAGAAACAGAAGAAAAAAGCGGAATAATAAATCAGTGAGAAAGGGCAACTACAAATATCGTGGTAAGACAGAAAACGGATTCTTTAAGTTTCTAAGGCCTGAAGATATTTTACAGCACGAGTTTATAAAATACTGCGGGCTGGCATACCCCTGGTTGAAATATCATCATTCGCCGGACGGAGGGAAGAGAACAAAGTTTGAGCAGTTTTTATACAAATATTTAGGAAGTGATTCAGGATTTTTGGATTTAATTTTCCCAGAGCTACTTTTGATTATAGAATTAAAAGTGAAGCCAAACAGATTAACAGCAAGCCAAGAAATATGGCTAGATTATTTTAAAAAGATTGGATGGATGGCTGAAATATGCTGGTCATTTGACGAGGCAAGAGAAGTTTTGGATTTTAGAGTTCAGTCAAAAATGGGAGAAATTAATTCAAGAAAAGCAGCAATGATTTAAAAGAATTTAAACTTATTAAATTATGAGACTTACTAAACTTCAGCGGCATACAGCATACATAATTATGCTGGCAGAAGCAGAACTAAATAAGAAAGAATTGTTCAGTTCATGTTTTGGCCTTTGCCTACTGGCAAATAAATTATTTGGATTAGGGGTGGATTGTTTTAGTAACGAATATTTTTTAAACCATAATGATTGTTGGACAGAAAATCTTAAATATTTCCCGGAATATAAAAGAAAAAAACCAAATAATAAAAGCATGATTTGGCTTGCCGGGGACAAACGTGCGTGGGATAAACGAATTAAAATACTTAAGCAATGTATAATTGAAACCTATTAAATTCAACAAATAATGACAATAGATAAGGAAGAAATTATTGAATGGTGCGAAGTTAGATTTTATGACTGTGCAATGGCTAATATTGATAAAGATTTTTCGGCGCTTAAAATTAAATAAACCATGGAACCAAAATATTATGAATGTCAATATTGCAAGGCTCTAGCATTTGGGTACATGGAAAAATGTGGGTTTTGTGATACTCCGTTAATTATTGAAATTAGCGAGGTAGAATTCAATGAAAAGGCACATAGGATTATTAATAAGGATGAGTCTATACCCACTCCATCTTCAACAGCGGAGGATGAAGCATTACATTTTTTTGAATCGCATAAACAAACGATAGAAGGTGCCGATTATATTGATAAAGAATATTTTTATGTTTTTGCTGCTTCTCTTAAATCATCTAATGACGTGGATGCAAATTATATTCTTGAAAAAATAAATAATTGGGTAAATGGGCAAATAAAAAGCCTTGAAAGCGAAAAAGAAATTAATGGGAAAACAGAAAGAATAAGAATAAGGCTAAGGATTTATAATGAAATAAAAATAGTGCTTACTACCAAAAAGCAAAAAGGAGATAATAAATGACACGAATGCTAAAAAGAATTTTATGCCTAATTGGGCTACATGATAATAAGTTCATTCCAGAAGGCAATCCCGGTTGTATGCATTTTAAATGCAGGATATGTGGTAAAGAAACTGTTTAAATCAAAATCATGGAAATAAAAAATAAGGCATCTATGTCTGTTGATCTTGAATTATTAAGAACTTGCCTTTCTGCTATAATAGCCGATTATCATAAATCGGATAAAGAGTCAATTTTAAAGTCGTGTTGTAAAATCAGAAACACTATAGACTTAATGATAGATTTTACCCAATCAATTCCAGAAGATATAAAGGAGTGGATTGAGAAGGCCGCAAAAGCATATTGGGCATTAAATGATGAACGAGGCACCGCGGTAGCCTTCAAAGCTGGAGCAACAGCCATGATTGCGTATAAGGACAGGGAAATTATAAGATTACATAGGACAATTGAAATTTTGGAGAGCAATTATAATGAGTTATTTACAGATAGAACCAGCAAAATAGATGAATTGATGGCCAATGAGAAAGAAATTGAGCACTTGACTGCAAGATGCGAGGCCGCAGAAAAGGTTATTGAAATATCAGGACCCAGTGACTGTGAAGTCTATGAACTTTGGCAGGAACTTAAAAATCAACAATCATGACCCATACACCAGAACAAATAAAGCAAATCACAGCCAGGAGAGATGCCATTGAGAGCCTTCCTGCTGATCAAAGAAGGGTTATTGATTTATTGCTTTTAGAATTCAGCATTGAAGATATTCAAGCGCTTACAGGTTTTACAAAGGATGCTATAAGAGTTAAAATAGCAAAAGCAAATCATAATATCGAAGAGTATTTAAAAAATAATAATCATGGAAGCAATAAACAAATCACTTGAATCTTTTGAACAGCATGATGCTTGTGATGATTGTGGCAAAAGAACAGATGGCTTAATGATTTGTACCTATTCGCACGATGGTAGCACAACAAAACTTTGTCCAGACTGTATTAAAGATTCTGGATTTTGTTTAAGGTGTGGAAATTATTGTTCAGGAATCAGCAGCTTTGATTTTTCAGATATGCCAGGTTATTGCAGCGATTGCAGAGATGAAATAAAATCAGAGATGGGAGAATTTGACGATGATGAAGAAGCAGAACCGTACAATCCTTATAATAAATAACATGGGCTATTTTGAAAAATATAATGATTTTGCTTTATACAGAAAAATAAGCCAGTATGGAGTATACCAATATTTTGTAAGACATTATTTTAATGGCAGGACCATGCCGGAAATAAAAACGGAATTAAAGACCTCGTTTAAACGTACATGGATTATTATAAAAGATTTTGGCATCGAAGTAAAAATTAAAAATGCTGATCCTATTAAGGAAGCCAGATGTCTTATAAATAGGAGATTCATATTGCAAAATTACACATCAATGACATCTGTGGAAATAGCTGCGGAATTAAATATTTCCAGAGAAAATGTTTCTGGTTATTGCAAGAGATTGGGAATAAAGACAAAGAAGATTAAATATGTGCCTGATAAAAAAATAAAAGTTGAGCCTGAAATAATTGATCGTACAAAATTTTCAAATTATTCAAATCACAGCCCTTATGGGATAGCTGATGGTTTAAGAGTTTCATAAGATAAGGTTTAATGGTTAAATCCCGGACGCATATCAATGCCAGGCCGGTTAACTGCCACAGGTCATAAAATTTAAAAAACGGGGCTTCATTACCTCGATAATGGTTATACGTGATACTGTGGCAGTTCTTTTATAAAATTGTAGCTTAGGGGTTGAAATGAAAATCATAAACAGCTACATCGTTTCTGGCCATTCAATACACAAGTATTCGGAATGGTTTATCCCCATTAATGACCATGACCAATACTTCGAAGTGTATGAATGTGAAAACGCAAACTACTTTGTAAGAGTAAGCGACAACATTTCAAAACTTGATAGGGAATCATTCCAAAATATTTTGTCTGACACAATGGTTGAATAAAATTTTTATATATGGAAGCAGTTACTTCAAAAACAATAGCAGCAAATGAGTTGAGAATAGGCAATTGGGTAAGTTATGGAGATAATAAATTTAAGAAAGTTGATTTCGGTGTATTAATCGAAATACACCAACAATCATTGGCGACTCATAACGATTATGGAATAAGAATCCAACCAATTCCATTAACTTCTGAAATACTTGAAAAATGTGGATTTATTAAAAACGATATTGACGTATATTCAACTATCGAAATTAATGATTTTGAAATTCAAGAAAATGAAAACGTTTTTAGATTTTCTGTAAATGATGGAGAATATAATTTAGGCAAGGAAATTAAATTTGTACATCAACTACAAAATTTATACTTCGCATTAACCGGAGAAGAATTAAACATTGATATAAAATTCTCCATTCCGTAATAATAACCCAAAAGCAACTAGATGAACTAGATGAAAATGATATTTAAATCTTCCTCATGAAAAGCCAGAAGGTCCGCCTCAGTGAGTTATCCGCAGGGGCACCGTTCAAATATCGAGGCAAAGACTTCCGAACGATAACTTCCCCGAAATACAATAACTATAACATAGGCGGCACCAAAAGGCCTGTGTGGGACATGGAAAATAAAAAGGTCATAAAGCTCCGTTATGATACTCAGGTTACCGAACTTTCAGAAAAAACTGTAAATTCGAAAAAATAAGTATTAGTTTTGTCAGATTTCGGCATTCAGAAAGAACTCACTATAACTGTCATTGAAGAAGTTGGAGCGAGGGCAGCGGCTTTAAATACGTCAGCCGGCATGGTGGTGAATAAATAAATCTTCATTTTTAGTTTATTATGTCAAATAAGCTTTCCCATAAAAACGGTGCACAAACTTTTTTTATAGAATTGCAAGACATTTCTAAAATAAAACTAAATCCAGATAATCCCAGAATAATTAAGGACGAAAAATTCAAACAACTGGTAAAATCAATTCTGGAATTTCCTGAAATGTTAAAAATCAGGCCAATAGTTGTAAACGATCAAATGATTGTTATCGGAGGCAATATGCGTCTGAAAGCCTGTAAAGAAGCCGGGTTAAAGGAGATTCCGATTATCAAAGCCAGCCAGTTAACACCTAAACAACAGAAAGAATTTATAATCAAAGACAATATCGGCTTTGGTGAATGGGATTGGGAAACAATCGCTAATGAATGGGATGCAGAGCAGGTCACGGAGTGGGGGTTGGATATTCCTGATTTTAAGTCAGAGAATTTTGAAATTGAAGATATGTCGTTGAGGGAAAAAACAATGGCTCATATATTACTTTCATTCCCGATTGAAAAGCACCAAGAAATAAACAACATAATAAAACCAGTCGAGTTTTTGGATTATTGTGAAATAAAAAGAAGTTCTAATTAATGCCAAAGTATAATATAAGGATAAATAATGACAATAATTTACTAAATGTAAAGATAAAACTTAGGAAGGAAGTAGTTGATTTGGTTGATAGCCCAAGAGTTTTAGACTGCTATGCAGGAGAAGGAATTATTTGGAAGGAAATAAAGAAAGCAGAGCAAAAAGATATATCTGTTTTTTCCATAGATCGGGTAGGAAAGTATAGGGCTGATTGGGTTGGAAATAATATTAATTTTTTAAGGACAAAAGATTTATCTCAATTTAATATAATTGACCTGGATGCATGGGGAAGTCCGGTAAAACAGATTGAAGTTCTTTTAAAGAGAAAGTATACAGGGTATGTAGTTGTTACGTTTATTTCAACAATAGCCATCAATCCTGATTCGTCTCTTTGTAAATCTTACGGACTTTCTCATGAAATCGTTAAAGAAAGTCCTGCAATTGTTGGAGGAAAAATATTTAAAATGTTCTTTGATTTTCTGGCTAAAAACAGAATAAAAGAGATAAGGGTTTGCGGAACGGCTAAAAAAAAATATTTGTGGTTTTTCTTGTGTAATTGATTGAAATTCAGTAAATTGGCTATAATTAATTAACTTTTAAAACTATTTAATTATGGCAGCTATTTATGAACCACAAGGAGCCGCAAGGGAGTATTCTCCGCTTGCTCTTAATTACATTAAAGGATGCGACCATGGATGTGTTTATTGCTATGTTCCTAAAATGATGAAGCGTTTTAACGCAGGATATGTTCATTCAGATGTTTATATTAAAGAAGAATCAGGATTAATAAAAGAAGTAACAGCTAGTGCAAGAAAACACAGGAACTCTGATAAGCAGGTTTTCATTTCTTTTTTAACTGATCCATATTCTCATTTCAATAATAAAACAAAACTAACCAGAAAGGTCTTATTAATCCTTTTAGAACACAATATTCCGGTCTCCATTCTTTCAAAGGGCGGTTATAATGTACTTCAGGATTTAGATATTATAAAAAGATTCGGTGATAATATACAGGTAGGAGGAAGTTTAACTTTTACAAACTTAAAGGATTCTTTGAATTGGGAGAAAAACAGCAGCGCACCCGATGAAAGATTTGACGCTTTGAAAATTTTTCACCAAAATGGAGTAAAGACCTGGGCAAGCATTGAGCCAGTAATTATTCCAGAGCAATCTTTAGAAATTATGGAACTAACAAAAGATTATGTTGATAGTTACAAGATTGGTAAGCTAAATCATTTCCCAAAACACGAAGCAAAGTTTAATTGGACAGATTTTTTGAATAAAACGATTACAATAATGCGCAAAAACAAAAAGCAGTTTTACATTAAAAACGATTTAGCAGAATGGTCTGATAAAGACACTTTTTTAAACAAAGAAGAAAGAGATATGGATTTTCTTACACTTAAAAACAACTTTAAAAAAGAAATTGTATTGTTTTAGTCATTTTAATTTGAAAATAATACGAAAATGCCAGTAAGCCCTAAATCATTAAAAAACCTAGTATCACCTAAAAAGGGAGAAATAAGAAACCCAAAGGGAAGGCCAACAAAGTTGCCAAACCTTGACATTCTTCTGGCAGAAATATTAGGAGAAGAGAAAAACGGTAAAACAGCAGCAGAGGCCATATTAGCTGCATTACGGGCAAAAGCTACTAAGGGCGATATAAGAGCTGCTGAATTGATTTTAGATAGGGCTTATGGGAAGGCGAAGCAAAGTCTTGAACACACCGGTAAGGATGGCGAACCAATTTTCAAACCCCTATCGGATTCCCAGGTTGATAAAATAATATCTGCGTTGCGTGAAACAAAAACCCCTTGAAGCCTCATTATTCAAGCCTCTTCCCAATGAACTCAAATTGCAGCTCATATTGTCAGGGGTCGTCCCGGTTAACGACGCCTTTCTTCCTTTATGGGGCAATCAAAATAAAATAAATCTTTTATATGGATCATACGGCTCAGGAAAGTCTGTCTTCATTGTCGATATATTAATTGATGATTGCTTGAATGATGGGTATTTCAGGTGTTACTATGGCCGAAAAATATTTGAGACAATAAGGGGAACCGTTTTTAAAACCATAACCGATAGGATAAAAGAATTAAAGAAGGATCATCTTTTCACGTTCTCTGACTCTCCAAATGGTTCAATGCTTATCGTATGTAAAAAAAACAAAAATGAGTTCAACCCATTCGGGGCCAATAACCCAGATTCTCTAAAATCAATAAAGGATCCTACGCATATTTTTTGTGAGGAACTTGATCAGTTCAGTTTTTATGACTTTGGAATACTTTTTTCAAGGCTTAGAACAGAGAAGGCTAATACTCAACTTTACGGGGCTTTTAATACTGAGAAAATTTATCAATCCCACTGGATAAGAAAAGTGTTATTCGATGGGGAGTTTAAAGATCAATCAGTAAAGCATAAGAGCACCTATAAAGACAATCTTTTCATAAATCAAGATGACTACTACGAAAAATTGAAGCTTATAGCAAATGGCAACGCGGCGGTTCTGAATGCTATTGCTAACGCTGAATGGGGCATCGTGCGAACGGGTGGAGAGTTTTGGAAACAATTCGATGAAACAAAGCATGTAAAAAAAGTACAGTACAGCCCAGGGGTAATTTGGGTATCATTGGATGAAAACGTTAATCCATATGTAACGGTAACCGGCTGGCAGGTTCGTGGCACAGCCATTTTCCAAATAAAAGAAATACTTTGTTATTCTCCAGACAATAATGCTCCAAAAGCTGCAGGCAAGGCTGCTGATTGGCTTGACAGCATTAAACACACAGACATGGTCTTTGTATGCGGGGATCCATCGGGGAAGAAAAGAAGCACGGTAGACGCTAATAGTAAGTCGTTTTATGATAAGTTCATTGAAGTTCTTAAATCAAGGGGATATAGAGTAACCGACAAGGTTATGAAGTCAGCCCCGGAAGTTGCTTTATCTGCAGCTTTTGTGAATGCTATTTACGAAAACAATTTATATGGATGGAGTATTACGATTTCAGATACCTGTTTTTCTTCCATAGAAGATTATGTAATGGTAAAAGAAGACGCCGAAGGTAAGATGCAAAAGACAAAAGAGAAAGACCCTGAAACAGGCGTGACATTTGAACCACGAGGCCATATTTCTGATAACAAGAGATATTTAGTATTAACCATACTTGATAAACAATTTCAGGAATATAAGGGTATGAAGTCAAACCTTAAAAACCAGGTTGGATATTTTGGGTAAGTTCATTTCTTTCAATTAGTTCTGAAAATATCATTAGTTTTGTTTTCAAACTAATATTATGGCAGCAGGAAAATTAGGAGAATGGCAATTTCAAGCAAAAGCTACAATGGCGGGCAAGATCAGGCGTTCAGAAATAATCAAACAAAAATTTTATAAACCACTTGATCTGTGACACTACAGCAACTTCAGGCGCTCATGGCCGCCGGCGACATGGCAAGGTGCATGCACACCTTAGAGATTAATTGCACCATAAAAAACGTTTATGATTGCCTAAAACAATATGACCCTTATAGGCATCAGGTATTTGATGAATCTATAAGAAAAAATAAAATTATTAATGACGGCGAAGGCGGGTTATCTGATATTGTAAAAGTGGCAAGATTGCCTTTATCACTCCAAAAAAAGATTGTTTTAATTGCCGCCGCCTTCCTCGGTTGCCCCGAAATAGATGTCACTACAGAAGGACAACCAGAAGAAGATTTCGTTACAATATTAAAAAAGATTTGGGACGATAATAAACTTAATTACAAGTTCAAGGCTATTGCAAAAAAGACGATGAGCGAAAGACATTGCGCCGAACTATGGTACGTGAACGATGCAGAGGCTGACTACTGGCTTGATTATCCAATGGACTCTAAATTTAAAGTAGGAGTGAAGCTTATTGCAGGATCGCTCGGTGATAGCCTATGGCCTGTTTTTGATGATTTCGGTAACATGATTGCATTTGGGCGGGGGTATAAAGTGATGAATGAAAAAGCCGAACTGGTTCAACATTTCGACGTATATACAGCGGACGAGATTTTCAAAAGCAAACAGGAAGGGAATGCTTGGTTATTCAGCAACGGTGTCGATTATACCGGTCAATTTACAAGCCTTCCGAATGAATTAAAGAAAATACCGGTTATTTATTACTGCAAGCCTGCTACTGAGTGGCATGATGTACAGCCACTAATTGAAGCACTTGAAACTATAACCTCAGATCATAATGACACAAATAAATATTTTGGTAGTCCGATTGTTGTCGCGTCTGGAAAGGTGGAGGGGTTTGCTCAAAAGGGCGAAACAGGCAAATTATTAACAGCAGAGAATGGCGCCAAAGTGGAATATTTGACTTGGAATTTTTTGCCAGAATCTGTTAAGCTTGAAATGGATAATTTGAATAGGTATATTCACACTCTGACACATACGCCGGATATTAGCTTTGAAAACTTAAAGGGGCTCGGGTATTTCTCTACAGTAGCACTTCAAACAATGTTTTTAGACGCACATCTCAAGGCCTCCGATAATGAAGAAATATTTGGGGAAGGGGTTCAGAGACGAATTAATTTTTTGAAACACACCATAGCCATTTTAGATCCAACATATAGGTCTGTTTTGAAACTGACCATTAAGCCGAAGTTTGAATATTATTTGCCGAAGAATACCGTTGAGCTTATTGAAACTCTTACCAAAGCTGTTGATGGTAAAATACTGAGTAAAGAAACAGCCATTGAGCAAAATCCATTTGTCGTTGACCCAAAGGCTGAATTGGAAAGAATTGATGCGGAGACGGTTGTTATTGTGCCTCCGATTCCTGTGCCTAGCAATGGGGTTCCTGTTCCTTTAAAGTAAAAATCTGTAATCTGTTGGTTTTGGATTGCACCTCCCAGGCTTCTTTTTAGTTGCCTGGTTTTTTGTTTTGTAATGTCAATAAAGTTTTTTAGCTTCATAATGATTTACGCTTTCATTATGACAATTAATCTTAAAATTTCATTTAAAATAAGGCTCGAACCCGGTGGTTCTTCACTTTCATAGTGTAGAGCGTAAATCACATCGGGGGAGAGCCGTATAATTTTTATGAAAAGAGCAATTTGTAAATTAAAAAGTCTTACGCCTGTGACATTCGGAAGGCCATTTCAATTTGAGTTCCCAAAAGAAGAAAAGGAACGAGATGATTTATATGATTTAAGAATATGGAAAGAAAGGGCACATTTTACAAAAGAAGGGTTTGTAAAAATACCGGGAATTATGATCTCAAATTGCATTAAAGATTGTGCTCAGTTTTCAAGCATACAAATACCGGGCAAGGGTAAATCGCTGTATACAAAACATTTTAAAGCTGGTATTTATATAAGCGACGATATTGTCACAAAAGTAAAAAAGGAAGACTTAATGGGTGTATCACAATTTGTTCCAAGCAATGGAAGGACCGGGGGGACGACAAGAGTAGTAAGAAAATTTCCAATTATACATGAATGGGAAGGAGAAATTGAAGTATTTATTGGAGATGATGTAATTATAGCCAGTGTATTTGAGACCGTTATTAGAGAGGCTGGTAAATTACGTGGAATAGGTACATGGAGGCCAGCTAGTGGCGGGAATAATGGTAGATTTGAATTAATAAGTATGAAATGGATTGAATGACTTTTTTGAGATGTGACTGGATTAGATTTGATTCGATTGGATCCGATGTGATAGGATTTGATGCGATACGATTCGATTGGATGCGATCCGATAAGATATGATTTTTTAATTATAAAAACATAATAAATGGCAAAATCAATACAACAGATTTCAGCCGAAACGCTAAGGATAGAAAATATTCTTTCTTCATCTACTCCTGGCGAATATTTTTCTTATAGTCAATTAGAAGAATTGACCGGCATAAAAATGGATAATAAGGGCAAGACTTATTTAAGAACTGCCCTTAAAAGATGCAAAATATTGAAAGAAACG